GTGATACCTAGCCTTTTTTACCCATTCTGCGTGTAAATGGGTTCACACAGGTTTCTAAGGTTTTAATTGTATAGTATACAATGGGCTTCAAAAGGGGCTATAATAAATGAGTGACAAATCGCAGAAATGAGTCACAAAATACACGCAAAAAAACGCTATATTAGACACTATATTAGACGACAATTTGATGGCACTGTGTCACAGAGTGACACCCTACTGGTTATAGCCGTTACACCTGTGTAACATATAGGATACACGTATTTAACCTTATTGTTCCAATATGGTATATTTAACCTTTCCCCTCATTTCAAGAAATGAGTGACAAAATGAAGAAATGAGTGACAAATTACTATAGTACTAGTGCCAATAAAAAAGGGAATTTCCAAAGAATTAGTAATCTTAATTATTATAAGACAATAAACAATACAAATTTTTATATATTTTTACAACATATTGCTACAAGCAATTTCGCGGCTTTCGGGCAGCTGAACACCATTGATGTCTGCTTCTGGATGTATGGGTGCCCAGCGAGGCTTCGCCTTCTCTCTTAATGTCACATTCTGGCTATTCTGGAGGGCTTGATGGATACGTAATTCGGCCTCTAATTTGGCAATTTCATTCTTAAATTCTGGAAGTCCCTTCTTCAACAGATTGAGATGCTCTTCCGCCTGTTCAACAGTGCAGCGTTGGCCTCTAACAAGTATGGGATGTTCTTCCAGAAACTCGGTCCACTCGGCGAGATCATCTTCGGTACATATCGCAGTCGCGTCGTCTTCTACTTCTTTCACGAAATAGCTAGACGAAAACGTTAATGTATAAGCACCGAGGTAAATGTCACCATTGTTATGAGTGTTTATTTCAACCGGCCACCAATCATCATCGTGATGAACGATGCGAGCTTCCTTTGAACTATCCTTGAGACGCTGAATTAAGTTATAAGCGGCTTCACTGTCGCACCATTGGTCAATATTGATGTATGCGATGCTGCAAATTTCGCCATTTTGTATAATAGGAATTAATGTAATAGCACTTACCTGTGCAATGTGTTGTCTCCAGAACACATTGGCAATATACTCTTGAGTATAGTGACAATTTACACAACTAATCATAACGCTCTTGACTGACATTGTTTTGAACAACTTGATACTACTGTATGAATCTACCTCTCATTTATTATTCAAATACTTTTCAATTTTTTTTTGTAAGGCATAAATATATGCTAAACTAAAAATAATATATATTGTAAAGGGGCTTAAAGGCTCTTTAAGTTGTTTTAAAAATAATATATATTGTTTGAAGAAGTTCGAAAAAAGTCGGAGGGGGTTTTCGAAAATGGACAAAAATAAATGTCCAAAATTGAAAATCCGAAAAAAGTTTTGAAAAAGACCCTCTTTTTCATGGATTGTGACGATAATGCTCTCAATCACAGAAAAAATCACTCAAAATATGTGACGATAAATTTTTTTATTTTTTGCGAAAAAAACTTAAATATATTTTAAAATGTCAATATATAGCAATGTTTAGCAATGAAAAAGTAGCAAAAAGTAGCAACAATAAATTCTTTTGTGAAGTTTGTGACTACTCAACGTCTAAAAAATATAATTATGAGAAACATCTTTCCACATCTAAACACATAGAATCAATGTCTAGCAATAATTCTGTAGTAAAAGTAGCAAAAAGTAGCAACAATCTATATTCTTGTGTTTATTGCCAAAAAGTATACAAAGACAATTCTGGATTATGGAGACACAAAAAAAAATGTAATATAAAAAATAACACAGATAATACAGACGAAATGAGTGACAAAGAACTTATTCAATTCCTTTTGAAAGAAAACTCTGAATTTAAACATTTTATGCTAGAGCAGAATAAACAAATGATTGAATTGGCTAAGAAAGCCGGTAATAATAACAATACAACTTCTAACGTTGTAAACAACAACCAACAATTTAATCTTAATTTTTATTTGAATGAAACGTGTAAAAATGCTATGAATATTATGGATTTTGTTAGTCAATTAAATGTTAGTATAAAAGATCTAGAAGATACTGGAAGATTAGGTTATGCTGAAGGCATTTCTAAAATATTTATTAATGGTTTAAAGCAAATGAGTGTCACTGATAGACCTATTCATTGTTCTGATCTTAAACGAGAAACATTATATATTAAAGACAATAATGAGTGGAATAAAGAAACAGAAAATAAAGTTATACTAACAAATGCTATTAAACATGTTGCTCATAAAAATATGAAACAGATACCTGAATGGACTAAAATACATCCTGAGTATAAAGATTCTAAGTCTAAGGAGAATGATAGATACTTACAAATTGTTAGTGAATCTATGTCAGGAACTAATGAAGAGGAAACTAACAAAAATTACTCAAAAATAATTAAAAATATTGTAAAGGAAACAGTGATAGATAAAACAGTATGATACAGTATGATACAGTATGATACAGTATGATACAGTATTTACAATATTAGGTTTATACGTTAATAGTGTTTAAGATTGTAGGGTTTTATAGTTGTTAGTTGATATGATATAGTATAATAGATTTGTCACTCATTTCTGGAAATGAGTAGCAAATTGGATAAATGAGTGACAGTACCTCATTGAATAAATATGTCGTGTCCCTTCAAGATACGCTTCAACTTCAACTTCAACTTCAACTTCAACTTCAACTTCAACTACGACACCGCGCGACACATGAAAAAAGATATTGGCATTAGCTGTAGTGCTTTAGCCTCACTTTTTTTAATCTTCTTAATTAATTACTGTTAGTTTATTATAGTGTTAATGTTTATAATACATTTTCAAACGGGTTATTTATTATAGTGTTAAATTTTATGTTTTTTTGTTTTAAAGCATACTATATATTTAATTATCCTGCTCGTACTCTTCCTCTTCCTCTTCCTCTTCCTCATCTGGAAGATCCTTGATTGTCTTGCTCTCTGGATCCCAGAGACCAACTTCCTCCTTTGTAGTAGGATCATACAGGATATTGGTGCTAGACTTCAAGTAGGCCTTTCCAGCAATCTGGATGCGAGTAACGCTAACCTTTGCAGGCGCGGGAGCAGCTTGAACAGGAGCAGGCGCAGGAGCAGCTTGAGCAGGAGCAGGCTCAGAAGCAGGAGCAGGCTCAGGTTTTGCGACTGATTTCTTGCTCTTAGCAGCCTTCTCAGCTTCCTTAGCAGCCTTCTCTTGAGCCTTCTTTTGCTCGCGTTCTAGCTTCTCTTGAGCACGCTTAGCTTCACGTTCAGCCTTCTCAGCAGCGAGTATTGCTTCACGCAATTGCTTCTTGATCTCCGCGTCAGCCTTGCGTTTAGCTTCGCGTTCAGCCTTCTCAGCAGCGAGTGTGGCTTCACGTTCAGCCTTCTTGGCAGCCCGCTCGGCTTCCAATGCGGCTTTCTTGGCAGCCTTCTCCTCATCAGAAAGCTTGGCCTTCGTTTGCTTGCTGGAAGCCTTAACTGGCTTGTCTTCGCCGTCTTCAATAACTTCGTCTTCGCCTTCAGCTGAGAGCTTAGCGAATAAATCGGTCACGTTTTCGGCTTCAACAGCGCCGGTCTTCTTAGGACGGCCTTTAGATTTCTTGGATGTTTCTAAAACTACAAAATGTTCCTCTGGGATTTCAATACTTAACTTACCTGCTTCCTCAAGTGCTGCCGAAACAGTTAACTTCAACTTCTCAAGCACCTTCACATAAGATACTGGACTACGACCCTTGGGATCCTTGAATTCATAGAGACCAGTGGCAAGACGATCCTCAACAGTTCCGCAATCTGGGCACCCAGATGCGTTCTTGTCGGCTTCCGCCTGGCAGCCCTTGCAAAGGTAACCATTTTCCATAGGCTTCTTTGCGCACTGTGTGAAGAGGCCGCGGTTGTAGGCTAAGCCGTGGCAACCGTTTTTCTCCACTTTTTCAGCGACAAATGGCATAGGGAATACTGATTTCTTCTCCTTAGGCTCACGCACTTTCTTCTCCTTCAAGACTTTATCACCTTTTGCTGCTGATTTCTTTGCCATTTGTTTACGAATGAGGGATAGGTTCTCCAGTCCCAAGACTCGGATCTCCTCATTCGCATCAAAACCGTGGCGTAAAGCTGCTTCCGTGATACAACGCGATGCTAGCTCTTTTGCGCAGTTCTCTAGGGTTTTCATTAATAACTCTGTTACTGTGATTGATGCGTTGAATTCAACTTGCATCACTTCTTCAATTACTAATTCCGCAGACATTCTTAAACTTTCAAAGCTCACTTGATTACTTTAATCTACCTTCCTTTCTTTGCATTCATTCCATTTCAATTTTTTTTTATTTTACTACATTTACCCACTTACTAAAAATTTCTTTTTCCACCTTTGAAAAGGTGGAGCCAAACCTATATATGAATTACTCATATATGTATGCGTGTATAAGTGAGTGCGGAATATATGTGGGTGGGGAACGTATGTGGGGGATGTTCAAGGGAGAAATATTTTTAGTTACTAATATTTGCCTAACAAAATAAAAAAATTGAATTTAGTTTTAGTCCATAGAGACTAATTGCCTCGTCTTGGTTAGGTCTATTGGTTATGGCGTAGTGCTGTGGTTCGATTCCACAATTCTCAATGGTATGAGCTGCGGACCTCTGATTGGTAGATTTCTAGTTCGATTCTGGATACGGGGCATATCATCGTATAGCTCAGTTGGTTAGAGCATTGGCGCATTTGAGCCAAAGGTCACTGGTTCAAATCCAGTTACGATGACGACATTGTGGACACCTTTTTTTGTAGGCAGCCCCACACGATGTTCTATTGATAAAATTTTTAGTTTTTTATATTTGCCTAACAAAATTAAAAAATTGAATTTAAATACTTTTGTTAGTTTCATTTATAAACAAACTAACAAATGGACTTACGATTCATCAACTTATGTTCAAAGGGGAATTTATTGGGAGCACAACAACATCTTCAATTGTATCCAAACATGGATATTTCTGCTCAAAATGAAGAAGCATTTCATTGGGCTTGTAATCTTGGACATTTAGAAATGGCACAATGGTTGTTTCAAATATCCAAAGAAAGAGGACATTATATTAATATTTCCGCAATAAACGATTGGGTGTTTCGTGTGGTTTGTGGTAATGGACATTTACATGTGGCGCAATGGTTGCTCCAAATCAAACCAGATATAAACATTTCTGCACAGAATGAACAAGCATTTCGTACCGCTTGTTTTTATGACTATTTAGCAGTGGCGCAATGGTTGTTCCAAGTTTCTAAAGAAAGGGGAAAAACTATAAATATTTCTGCCGAAGATGAATACGCTTTTCGTTGGAGTTGTATAAATGGACATTTAGCAGTAGCGCAATGGTTACAAAGTTTGAAACCATATTTATATGTAATTAATTATGATGAAAATGGAGAATATCAAAATTGTTATATTAGATGTAAAAAAGAAGCAAATTGGGAAAAGAGGAAATACTTGCTTTATATCGCGTCTGATTGTAAAGAAGATAATTTGCTTTATCGGTTACCTTGTGATGTAGCAAAAATAATGATTGGATATGTTTAAACGAAGTAACTAAATAAAATATGTGAAATTGACTTTAAGTCTTTTTTATTAAAATATATTATTTTTTTCATACTTCAAGAAAAAATTGAAACAAAAGTGTTAGTTTAATTATAAACTAAACTAACAAATGGAACAACAATTTATTGAATTATGTAGAAGGGGAGATTTAGCAGGAGCACAACAATTCTATCATTTAAATCCAACTATTAATATTTCATTTAATAATGAAGAAGCGTTTCATGTTGCTTGTTTATATGGTTATTTAGAATTGGCACAATGGTTACTTCTAGTTTGTCCAACCATCCATATTTCAGCAGAAAATGAATACGCATTTCGTATGGCTTGTGTAAGGGGTCATTTAGAAGTGGCACAATGGTTGCTCCAAGTTTGTCCAACTATTGATATTTCGACAATAGATGAATACGCGTTTCGCAATGTTTGTTTAGTTGGAGATTTACACGTGGCACAATGGTTGCTTCAAGTCAGACCAGACATTAATATTTCAGTATTAAATGAAATCGCCTTTCGTAAAGCTTGTGAAATTGGTCATTTAGATTTGGCACAATGGTTGCTCCAAGTCAGACCAGACATTAATATTTCGGCAGAAGATGAATATGCTTTTCGTTATGCTTGTCGTAATGGGCATTTACACGTGGCACAATGGTTACAACAAATAAAACCCTGTTTGTATGTAATTATATATGATGAAAATGTAAAAATGAAAGGTTGCAAAATTAGAGAAAAAGAAGAGGCGAATTAGCAAAAGTGAAAATATTTGGTTTGGTTAGCATCAAATCATTGTCCAGAAGAAAATAAACATAATTTGTTATACCAATTACCGAGTGATGTGTCACGAATGGTGATTGGGTTTGTTTACACCTTTGGACATTTAAAACGCCGATTTTCACGGAATTAAAAAAAATCCAAAAATGTAAAATCAATTATGATGGTCTTACTTTTTCCTCTTCTTTTTTGGTTATTGAAGAGGTGAAAGACGAAATGTGGAAACATAATGGGCGTTCTTGTTTTTCTATCCAACAACTCGTTAATTTCATTATGTTTATGGAAGAGTTTGCATCTCTTGTTCTAAATACGATTTTTTTGTTTTCGCAACTCACGCAGTTAGAACAGATTAACAGACGAAACACTTTCTTACCTTCCTTATCCTTGTAATATTCCAAATCTTTATTACAATCACAACATTTTTTACTTGTATTACATTCATTTATCGTTATTGTATCATATCTCTTATGAATTAATTTCCTTAATCCTTTATTCATCGTAGGCATAAAATGTTTCATTTGTGTAGACCTACTCCAATTTCCATAACCGATTAGGATATTTTCTCCAAAAGTTTCTTTTATTTTATTCAAAAATGTATCTACGCTTTTCTTACTATAACTATATTGCCGAAACTTCATTTTTCTCCATGTATCTCGTTTGTAAAACTCTGTTGTTTCTTTGTTTAGTTTATCTTTTTCAACCAGATATAATTTGAACTTTTCATAATCAACTGATTTACTATTTTGAAACGATAATATAGTTTCTTTTTCAATAATTCCGTTTCTTTTTCTTTCCAATAATAGAATACGCTGATTACACTTTGATTTACTTTCTCGTTTTCTTTGTGGTGCTGTATATTGTAGTTTGTTTCCGTTTTTATCCATCATATAAACCAATGAACGCTTACCTGGATCACAACCAACAATATTTCTGTCTTTCAAAGTATCTAATTGTTCTTTGGATAAATCCTCAATATTGTAGAAATCTTGTTCTTGTAAAATAGGAACTCGTGAACCCCATTTTTTATCTTTCAAATCTTTTCTAATAAAAAGCAAACAACAACTAATTCCGTCAGTTTGTATTTGGTTATGAAACTGATAATGTTTATTTTTGAATATTTTATTTTTCAAATCCAAAAAGTTGCACCATACTTCGTTTTGATTGTCTTTAACATTACTTAATAATTCACCCTTTTTCACTTTATTACCATTTTTGTCTTTTTCTGGACAAAATAGGTTTATCAAACTTGCAGTATCAATAATAATGTGTTTTGGAATAATATTGTTTCGTAATGGTAATGGTTGAAATAATTTGCTTTCTTGTTTTTCCAATACAGAGTTCATATACATCATTCCTTTCAAATAATCAAATGGTTTTACTTTAACATTATAATGTATTGACTTTTTGATATTTTGCGGAATAATATGGTGTAAATGTGTTTCTTTCCATTCTGTAAACATAATATCAGTTTCACTTAATTCCATAAGGTTCTTTTTGAATTGAAATAAGATTGCTTTATCTTCTGTAATTTCATTTGTTGTTTTATTTATAAATCGTAAAAAGTGTTGGATAAAATGCTCTTGTGTATTATTGGATAAAGAAGTATGTATTTGTGTAGCTAAATAAGGTAATAAAAAGGTAGTGTTTTTCAAATTGGTTTTTACATGGTTCAATAAAGGTTGATATTCGGTTGTGTAGAATTGCTCTAATGTTTCTAAAAGTGATGTATCTTTTCCTTTCTTTCCTCTATTATCACGAGTGCCTAATGTTTTGATACAATACAAAATGAATGTATCGTCTATCATTGGTAAATCAAGTTTTTGTGTGTATTGATGCAAAACATATAACCGAATAAACTGATAGGTATGAATAACTAAATCGTTCATTTCAAAAACCAAATTATCTATAACTGGTTGTGTTGTATCACGATTAAGTAAAATTGTTTTCAAAGGTATTTTGAAAGTTTTGTAAGCAGATTTTTCATTATTCCTAAACTCTTTGAAATCCTCCTTTTTCTTTTTCTTAACTTTCATTTTATATACTACTATATTATTTCTTTTTAAGTTATTTTAACGCAAATAATTTAAATATAAAATATAATAGTAATTATAGTGAAAATGGAAACTTCTAATGAAACAGAAACAAAATATCATTGTGAATTGTGTAATTATAAGTGTTTATACCAAGCACACTGGAAGCAACATTTGGAATGTGAAAAACATAAAAATAATGGAAAACGAAAAACGAGAAGTGATAAGATTTTAGAACCAAAATGTAAATCGTGTGAGTATACTACAACACGCACAACAAATATGAAACTTCATTATTTAAACCATCACTCAAATAAAGAAGAAAGAAAAAAAGAGTTTAAATATTATTGTGAATCGTGTGATTTTGGACATTTTACAAAAGGATTATTTAAATTGCATATGGAAGCAAAACACGCAACTACCTAATAAAACAATTCAATAATTTCTATTGTTTTTTCGGTTGGATTATCTATCCAATATTGGATTTGTTGTTTCAAACTTTCAATCTGTTCTTCCCATTCTTTTTGTTTGGTTTTTGTAATTTGCATCACACCTAATTTATTTAATTTCCAACAAGATTTTACTAATATGCCGTCTTGATTAGTATAATCATCTGGATTGAACCTAATAAATACTATTGGTCTATGTTGTAGATCTTGCGATAATTCCATTAGTCGTTTATTTTCACAGCTACAATCATAATCGGTATGTTTATTTTCATCAATCTCAACGATAATAATATGCGAACCCATATCTAATAGTAAATCTGGACGACGACGAGAACACCCATCTTGGACTTTTTTATCTGCAACCCAAGTAAAACTGGTAAATGTTTGTGTAATTCGGTCAACTACATCTTTTTCTTTTGTTTTGTAATTTCTCATTGCTGGTTTATCTTGATTTTCTGGATTGTTGACAAAACACGGCATACAATAACCTTCGTATTTGATATTTCCGTTTGTTTCACACCATTCATTTTTACACAACTCATGTCCATCACATTCTTTACATCGTTCTTTTCGTTTATCATGTTTACATATTTGCGACCCATGACATTCTTTACATCGTGTTTTTTGTTTTTCGTGTTCACAAAAAGCAGAACCATTACATTCTTTACAATATCTTTTTTGTTTTCCGTGTTCACAAAAAGCAGAACCATCACATTCTTTACAATATCTTTTATTTTTTCCGTGTTCACAAAAAGCAGAACCTTCGCATTCTTTACATATACTTTTATTTTTTCCGTGTTCACAAAAAGCAGAACCATCGCATTCTCTACAATAATATTTTAATTTTCCGTGTCCACAATCATTACAAATAACACAACCATGTTTTTCTTTTCCATGTTCACAAAAAGCAGAACCACCACATTTTTTACATCTTGATATTCGTTTACCATGTTTACATAATCCAGAACCTCCACAATCATTGCAGTTATATTTTAATTTTTCATGTTTACATAATCGGCTTCCTCCACATTCTTTACAATTGTATTTTAATTTTCCGTGTCCACAATCATTACAAATAATACAACTATCTTTTCGTTTTTCGTGTTCACACTTTGTTCGTATTTTACTCATTTGTTAATTATATATAAATATATTTGTATATTTAATTATTTTCAATTTTATAATTTACTATTATATATGTCTAATCATATAACAAATGTAATACGAGGAATACCAAAAGAAAAGTATGAACATATATTTAAGGGAGCGTATAACAGAGATGCTGTATATGTGAAAAATAAAACAAGAAAGCGAAAATTAAAGAATTATAAGGTTTAGAAAATCGGCGTTTTAAATGTCCAAAGGTGTAAAACAAAGTCAAACAATTAAATATGTGAAAATTATTGGGTATGAATTAAATGATATAACAGAGATTATTGAAGAAAGTAAAAATGTTAAAAGACAAATTCTATATCATTTCTTTAAGTTGTTTTGATATATTATTTTTTTTTCAACTTAAAAAAAATTGAAAAATCTTTTTTAACTACAAAACTAACAGTATAAGTTATAGAGCAAATAATTCAACAATGAACACTGAATCTAGTATTTACATTCCTCATATGTCTACCAAGTGGACTGAAGAAGGAGTTAGACGCATTATGCAAATAAATCGTATCGGAACAGTAAGTCGTGTAGATTTCACTCTAATCAATAAGAGAACTAGAGTTAAAGAAGGTGTGGACAATATTGTTATGTCAGCGTTTGTCCATTTCTCTGACCCTTATATTACCGATGATAATCATCATCAATTTCGTGTTGAGATGTACATGGGAAACACTGAATTTTGGGAAGCAATAGAAAGCGGTTCTCGCTGGAAGCTTAAAGTTTTGGACAGTGAGTATTGGAAGTGTCTGCAAAATAAGAAACCAGTTCAACTCACTATTATGAAAAACCATGAAATTGCTGAAAATGGCTGCCACTTAGAAAAAATTGTTACAGAGCAAGCGGAGGAAATAAAAATGTTAAAGTCTACTCTTGCCGAATTGACCAAGAAACTTGATGGAGTTCACAATGTTTTTGATGATAAATTATATCATCAAAAACATAGTGAAGCGCCCCAACTACAAAGGATTGATGAATTAGAAAAACGATTAAACACTCTAGAAGACGACTTATCTACATATAAAATACTATAAATTTAATATTATATAAAGTTTGTTTGTGTATTAATTGTAATGTAAAATAATTAAATTATTTTTTATTAGTTTATTTTATGGAAGAAGTAGATATAAAATTACCTGAACCTTCGTCTTCAGATAAAACAAAACTTTTACAACTTAATAAAACATAAATTTTTTAGTAAATATAAAGTATAAATGTAAAATTAAAAAATTGAATTATAAATAAGTTTTTATGATTCAATTATATTGATTAACTAACAAGCGTTTTAAAAATGACTGATCAGACCGAAGTTGTTATTATTCCGAAGAAAAAGGTAAGTAAGAAGAAGACATTAATTGTTGAAGAGGATGTGGCTCCCGTTATTACTGCCCCTGTAATTGACAAAGCGCAGTTTTCAGAGAACTTCATGAAGTGTGTTACTGGCTACCATTTCATCAATACAGAGCCAATTAATGAAACTGTTTGGGAGGCAATAAACAGTCAAGTGTTGGAATTGAGTGGTTGTGCTGTTCAACACACCAGTAGCGGTTCACACTCTTCTGGCAGAGATATTATATGTGGACTGGGTGGGTTGTCTAATAAATCAGCGAAATACGCAAAAAAGGGCGCTGAATTTGCAATCAGTTCTTACCGTCTTACGACAGTTTGTTCCGATAAGGACTGCGGAAACGTAGCGTCAATTGTCCAAGAAATTAATTCAAGAAAAAATTACGATTATTACTCATTTATCGTAAGAGACGAGACTGAAGACGATATTTCTTATGACTGGTATTTGATTCCAGCTGACTACCCTGCTCTGAGTCCAGAGTCATATACTTGGGAACCGATGTATGGTCAGCGTGGTAAAAAGACAGGCGAGCAAGTGGGGTGGAGAACAAACGAAATTAATGGGTCAAAAATGTCTATTACGTTTAGTATGTCGTCTCAGCTGTGGCTAAGTGTGTCGGTGACCGAAGAATTGCGAAGTTTTATTGTGGGAAGTTGTAGTGTTAGCAAAAAAACAAAATTAAATTATTTACAAATTTATGAGATGTTTGCCTCGCAAAAAGTTTAAATAGTAGTGTCTAGTGCTTGTAGTCTTGTGTTGCATATTTCTATGTATTTGTCATTTATTTCAAATCCGATGTAATTAATAAGCTCCTTTTTTGCTGCGACACATTCTGAACCTGAACCCGCAAAAGGAACAACCACCAATGTATCTCCGTCTTTATTTTTGGCAGCCCTTAAAAGAGTTTCACATAAGGACAATGGTTTTTGAGTAGGGTGATCTACTCTTTCTTTTTTGCCTCCTCCTCCTGCTAATGCAGGCACTTTAATAACATCTCGTGGTAAAGCTCCGTTTTCATGTGCGTTATAAACTGTCTCTATTTCTCCACTACTAAACCGTCCTTTTGTAGCCTTTCTAACCTTACCTGCTGCTCCCTTAAGAAATCCTTCTGTATATGGCTCTCTTACGTCATCGCGATTAAATACTGGTTTTTCTTTGTAACAGCATAAGATGCTTTCATGCGTTCTTTGCCAGAAATTAAGAGAAGGTACAACTTTGTTAGTATAATGCCAAACTAACCATCTGACGTTACATGTTATGCGTGTTCTAACAAATGCTAATGTTTCGCTAAATCCATAAATATACATTGTTCCATGTGGTTTAAGAATTCGCAAACACTCGGCAATCCATTGGTCGCACCACTCTAGATATGTATTCATATCCTGTTTATCAGAATCATTACCAAAATCTTTTCCGATGTTATAAGGTGGGTCGCAAATAATAATATCAACAGAGTCTGAGTTAATTTTTTTCATTCCTTGAATACAATCCTCGTTATATATTAGGTTCATTTCTAATCCAGAATCAGTTATCTCAACTAATTCAACTGGTTGTTTCTTTGATTTCTTTGTTGAAGTGCTCATAATAATAAATATGTTGTATAGTTTTTATATTTATTATAAATCAATTTTAAATAAAGATGTGTCGGGGAATTTTTCTTTAAGTAGTTTTAATATATTATTTATTTTTTAACTTAAAGAGATTCAAGGAAACATCTTTAACTTAATATAAATTTTAAGCGAAGCAAAAACAAATAAAATTGAAATACTTTAAATATATATGTTAGTTTATACACTTGTTAACACAGAAGAAACTCATCAAAATGAACTCCACTTTTACTAATGTTGCTCTCTTTATTAAAAGAGCTGAAGAATATCAAACCAAGGAATTTATCATTGAGGCTTTTGACTCAAATAATATAGGTAAGGTTAAAGACGTCAAGTTTATTAAAAAACAGAATGATACCGGCACAAATTATAATGGAGTTATTGTCATCTTTGAACGATGGAATATGAACCGATTGGTTGAAACACTCTTTAGCGAAATGGCTGCGTCTCCAGACGGCACTACCAAATTTTACTTTAATCCATATCGCTACTGGATTATCAATGTTCACAGACAAAAACTTCCTGAGTGTGAGGAAACAACCATTGTTGATTCGTCTCTGTCTGATAAAGACAAAATCAGCAAGCTAGAAGAACTGGTTAAATCTATGTCAACACAAATGTTCTACATGCAAAACAGACAAGAAAAATCCGAGCGAACAATAATGGATTTTGAACATAAAGAAATTCGTCATCATCTTATTAACGTTGAACTTCGTTCTCAATTAGAAGAAAAAGACTTGGAGAAAAAATGGGCGGAAGACAAGCTTAACGAGGAAATAGCGAAACTACGCGAAGAAAACGAGATGTTACGGGCTCGTTTAGCATTTAGTGCTATTGATTTAGTAAGAAAAGATACTCGGTGTGAGAAACTTGAAGAGGAAGCACAAGAAATGAAGGTAGTGATACGAGCTCTTCTAGATACTGATCCGGTAAAACCAGTCGTGATCATCCCAAAGGAATATATTGATTAAATTGTTTATTTAGATATTTGTTAGTTTATTGTAATTTTAATTTAATTGTTGCTACATTGAATTTAAACGATTTAAATGTTTATAAAAAGCGGCATCAATAAATATTGCCAATAACATTGGAAATTGCCAACTACTATAAAATCCAGCATATGTTGGATCATGAAAAATAATAGTAACTACAAATATATACGCCGTTCCTACTGTTGCTATAAATAAGCATAAAATAATAGTGGTTTCTAAAAGTTTATTGAAACGCATATAAACTAACAAGCGAAAAAAATAATATAATATGTAACTATTAAACACAAACTGTTTTACAGTTTTTTACATTAACTTGACCTAGTATTTCTGTCTTTATGACATTATTTATTGTTGTGTAAGATATATCACACTTTGATTGCGTTTTGGCTTTTGAATTAATCTTACACAAATATGCACATCTTTTTATTACTTGACGAGGAATATCACTTATTTTTTCATCCGTTTTTAATATTACATGACAAGATGGCATACCCTCAACATGAAACCATACATCTGTTGCACGTGAAGAATCAATAATATCAAAATTATCACGTTTATTTTGACCAATTTCTATTATATATTGTTTTGATTTATGTTCAAATACTTCTTTTTTCATATTATAATTATAATATATATTTTATGTTATAATTTATGTCAATTTTATTTTAAAAACGTCTGTTACTCTTTGTAACAATTGATTTCATATCGTTCTTAAAATCTTTTCCTCTCACATTTTTTGGTATTTGTTGCATAAAATTATTTATTTTATTTGCTCTTATAACCCTTTTCTGAATTAGTTCACTTTTTGCTTCTGTATGAACTATCCTTTCTTTTACTTCAATACCTTTTAAAATTTTTGATATTGTTGCTAATCTTTTTAAACAACATGCTTTACATATACAACCCTCATCAAAATAATGATCACATTGAATCTTATCAATATAACAGTTTTCTATACTTATGCTTTCATATAATTTGTATTCTTCACAACTATAGCTTTCTCTTGCCTGTGTGCTTTTAGATAGCCACTCACTATAATAGGTATTTATTTCATCTTGTGAGTAATAATATTTTAAATATTTATCATTAATAGTATCATCTAATAAATTAATGGGTATTCTATAATGTAATTTAAACTTATTATATAAATCCTTTATTGGTTTATTTGAACTTTCATAGTCTTTAATTGTGTAAATATTAAATCCAAATATATTTGTTAGTATTCTTCCCCATTCATCTGAGTCTTTTAAACGTAATGTAATATATTTTATTCCGTTTTCCATTACTAACAAATATTTATTTATATAATCAAAACTACCCGGCAGTTGAATATTATATTTATCAATAAAATGATCACCGTTTCCTATCCATGGAAAAATATTATTAAATCTATTTATAACTTTTGTTACATTACATTTGTTTACTTCAGAATCATCCATATTAAAATGATAAGATCCTATTTTTTCAAAAAATGCTGAGATTTTTCTTTCAATTGGACTACGATATACATTAATTACATAAATTTCTTTACCTAAATATTTGTTGAAAAGTATGATCTCATTTACCGTAATATCTTTTATTTTTGCCAATACATGTAACATTTCTTCATCATGAATATGAATTATATCTAATTTTTCAATTGCAAAAATTCTAAATGAACTAACAATAGATGTTGAACCCACTTTTGGAGCAGAGTATACAAATATTAATTTATTGTGTTGGTGTTTATTAATATTTAATAACTCATTTGTATTAATTAACATCTTTAATTTTTCAGGATTTTTAATAAAATCAAATTTATTAATATTTGGACTATTACTATTAATTTGTTGAGGATTTTCTTGAATTTGACTTGACTCTTCTGACATAATTTATTATTATATAAATATTTAAACAATTAAACACACATATATATAATGTCTCTTAAACTAACAAATGTTGAAGCAATTTTGGCAGTGGATTTATTAAATGGACTAGCTAAAAATGATATAATCCCTTGGAAAAGTAAAACCGATTTAACCTTTTTTAAAAGTAAAACATTAAATAATACTGTAATTATGGGTTCTAAAACATTTTTATCTTTACCTAATGCTATGCCTCTAAAAAATAGGACTAACATTGTTATAACTAACAAAAAAGAAAAGTATTCTAATATGTATGAAACAATTGATAATATTTTGTTTCTTGATCTAAAAGAAACATTACATTTTATGAAAACAAATACTGCTATTAAATTTTTTATAATTGGTGGAAATCAGATTTATAATGAATTAATGCCATATTGTTCCACTATTTGGCTAACCAAAATAAAAAAAAACTATGATTGTGATTTAATATTCAATTATGATATATCAACATATACTAAAGAAATAATATATGAAGATACTGAATTAGAGATTATGTGTGTAAAGTAGCTTCTTTTTTAGAATAAAAATGTTTATTCATATATTTTTGAATATTAAAATAAGTAAGATCATTTAATTCTTCATCATGAATTCCTAACAGACTTTTTAGTTTCTCATCCGGAACAATTTTATTTTTTGAATCTTCGCCAAGTTCAATCAAGTTATTTTCTTTTATATAGTTTACCAATGCTTTTGTTACTTCTGTTCTTGCTATTTCAGAACCTTCCGGTTTATTCATAAATTCACACAATTCTTTTGTAACCTTTGTTGGTTTGGCAAATCCAGATGGAGCCCTTTTTGTCTTAGGTTTTTCCTTTTTCTTATCCCTATTTATGTTTTTTAGCTCCTTCTTCACATCCTTTTCAACCGTTTTAACAACCTTTTGAAGATTTGTTATTTGCATCTTAAACAAGGTTAAACTATCATTAATAGTTGTGAATTGTTCCATAATCCATGTATCTAAAGTATTATCTTGTGTTTCTTGTTCCTCACTCATTTATACTTCATCATTGTAGTATAGGTTTAAATTGTTTTAAACAGAATTATATTATGTAGGTTTTATAAGTATTTTTATAAACTTGAAAAATATATATAAAATAATTTTTATTTACACCTTTTGAAATTTAAAATGCCGATTTTATTATAATATTTTACAATAAAATCAAATGGATAGTATCGGATTCGAACCAATGATTTAAGCGAGGTTCACTCGTAATTCTTACGTTTTACCACTAAACTAACTACCCAATATTATCTAATCACTATATCTTTAACTTATTTTATTAGGCATTTTAAATTTCAAAAGGTGTAAAAGTAAAAATAAACAACAAATTCCAAAAATATTGTTAATCAAATAATTCTTCGTTATACATCACTTTATGATTGACTCTTACCTTCACCACGACCAGCTCTCGGAGGACGTCCTCTGCCACCTGAGGCACGTTGAGTTTGAGGAGTAGTTTGTTCTGATTCTGTTCCCTTTCTAGCCTTAGCGACATAAGTCCACTCACCTCCTTCCTCACGAGGACCCTGACCTCTTGCTCTTGGAGGTCTCTGACTCTTTTGCTCCCTAGGGGCAGATACAGCTCTAGGCATCTTGACAGGCTCAGAAGTCTCTGGTTCAGTCTTTGCTGCGCGATATTGAGAACGTGCTACACGTGAGTCACGTCTAGTCTCGCACATAAGCTTGCCTCCCTTAATTCCGCACACTTCTCCAGCCTGAAATTCATGATCACCTACTCCATTAGTATCAGACAAACTAAAATCAACATACTCTCCCTGAACCAAATACTTGTATTGTTCAGAATCAACCTTAATTGAACTATGGTGAACGAATACATCAGTTCCTGACTTAGGACCATCAGTTACAGTAATAAAACCATAACCAGCCTTATTATTAAACCACTTTACGCGACCAGTAAATCTCTCTGAAGAGGATGAAACAGCGGGTGTTGAAACAGCACTACTTGACATTTCTTATACTTGTATTATACTATATATCTTTATATTGTTTTAATAATTAAAATATAAAATTGAATCTAATTAATTATATAATACTTATTATAACTAACAAATGAGTGAAATTACTTTTGAAGATGTTTACCAATTTATTGTGGATGCGTTTCCACAATATAAAAATGATAAATTAAGTGTTAATAAAATAAAAGAACTATTAAAGAAACTTCTTAATGACAGAATGGATGAACTAACGGTTGCAGGAATACATCATGATGATTGGCCTGACGATGATGAAATTCTAGAATTGGGAGAATATATTAATATAATTGACAAATCAAACTAATTCCATTCATATTTTCCGTCATTTTCATAATAATTATTGTTAAATTCTTTTACCATTAAATCTATTAAATAATCATAGTCAGGTTTTTCATCAAAATTCATTGATCTAACGTGATGTAACATTATTTTTATGAATGATGGTACTTTATCTATTAATATAATTTGTTTTTTTAATTCGGCTATTTGATTTAGATTCGTTTTAGTAAACCATTCTAGTCTACCGAATAACATTGTTAGTATTATATATATACAAGATTCAACATCGTCTCTTCTACTTGGTTCAATATTATAATGAATATTCAAACTAACAAAATTAGGAGAGCCAATAATATTTTTAATATTTTTTTCTTCAATGTGTTTTCCATTATAATCGTATCTTTTTGCGAATCCAAAATCAACTAAATATAATTTGTTAGTATCATTATTTGTTCCAAATATAAAATTAGAAGGTTTTATATCTCTGTGTAATAAAAATTTATCATGAAGAGTTTGGATTCTTTTGATTATCTGAATTCCTAAAACTAACACGGTTTTTAAAGATAATATATTATAATATGTAATTGTACTAGCAAGAGAATGTCCTAATAGATCTATAACAAGATAGTTTACTTTATCAGTTGTTCCAAAAGTTTTTATTTGCGGAAATCCGTCAATTTTTCCAAGATATTGGTATATTTTTGCTTCATTTTTTAAGCTTTTTATTTGGTCAGACTTGTTTTCAAACTTAATGGCAACGATGTCTTTTGTCCTAATATTTTCTGCTTTAAATACTGTTCCAAAAGAACCCTCACTTATTTTTTCAATTATATTATATTTGTTTGCAATCATAATGTATAATATAGGTTATTTTTAATAATATTATTTTAAATTGCAATTATTGGGTCTTTAAGTTGTTTTAAATAATATATATTATTTATACTTAAAGAAATGCCACCATAATATATAGGTCCAATATGGTTAAAATTTGCCCAAACGATTATCCCTCTTCTTTTGAATCAAAATACTCTCAATATTTTGACAAGTACCCTTTTCCATTGAGTTCTTTTCAAAAATTCGCAATTGAAGCTATTGTTGAAGAAAATCATATCCTTGTCACTGCTCATACCGGCTCAGGTAAAACATTACCAGCCGAATTTGCTATTGAACATTTTGTCTCCAAAGGCAAAAAGGTTATTTATACATCGCCCATCAAAGCTCTATCCAATCAAAAATTTTATGAATTCACACAAAAATTCCCTCATATTTCTTTCGGAATTCTTACTGGAGATATTAAAACCAATCCTGAAGCCGATGTTCTTATTATGACTACTGAAATTCTTATGAACACTTTATATTCTAAGAATCGCAAAGATGATCTTACTGGCTTTAATAATAAATCCTCCAGTTTAACTATGTTTGAAATGGATTTTGATAACGAATTAGCTTGTGTTGTTTTTGATGAAATTCACTATATTAATGACCTTGACAGAGGACGAGTATGGGAAGAAACTATTATGATGCTCCCACAACATATTCAAATGGTTATGCTTTCTGCTACTCTTGATTCTCCAGAAAAATTTGCTCTTTGGTGTGAGACACGAGGACAAACTACTACAACATCTACTAAAACTGTATATCTTACTACTACTTATGAGAGAGTTGTTCCATTAACTCATTATTCGTTTATTACGTGCACTCAAGGACTTTTTAAGGTTCTAAAAGATAAACAACTTGAAATGGAAGTTATGAAAACAACTAACACTCTTCACACTATTCAGGATGCTAAAGGAAACTTTAATGAAACCAATTATATGCGTATTCACAAAACACTTAAATTATTTCATGATAAAAATCATTATGTTAAACGACAGCATGTTCTAAACAGTGTTACCAAGCATATGGTTGATAATAATATGTTGCCAGCTATTTGTTTTGTTTTAAGTCGTAAAGCTCTTGAACAATGCGCCAAGGAAATTACTACTGTTTTGTTAGAAGATGACTCTAAAGTGCCTTATATTGTTCGTAGAGAATGTGAGCAAATTATCAGAAAATTACCTAATTATGAGGAATATCTTAATTTGCCAGAATATACTTCTATGGTTTCACTCCTAGAAAAGGGAGTGGCTATTCATCACGCAGGAATTATGCCAATTTTAAGAGAAATGGTTGAATTATTATTTGCAAAGGGTTATATTAAGCTTCTTTTTGCTACAGAAACATTTGCTGTTGGTATTAATATGCCAACTAAAACTGTATTATTTACTGACCTTAATAAATTTGATGGTTCAGGTCTAAGACCATTATATTCACATGAATATACCCAAATGGCAGGAAGAGCTGGTCGTCGTGGTATTGATACAATTGGACATGTTATTCATTTAACAAATCTGTTTAAGGATATGGATCAACTAACTACTAAAAATATGATGAAAGGAAAACCTCAAACTCTTATATCAAAATTTAAAATCTCCTATAATTTGCTTCTTAATTTAATTGATATTGGAGAAACTGATTATACAAAATATGCTAAAAGAAGTATGATTCAAGGTGATATTGAACAATCAATGAGCAAATATTATGATTCAATTTCAAAAATACAATCCGAAATGGATAATCTATCATTAGTAATAGATAACTGTAGAACTCCAATTGAAACAGTTGAAGAATATATTCAGCTTAAACAAAAACGTCTTTCTTCAGTTAATAAAAAACGAAAAGAAATAGAGAGAGGTATACAACAAATTCAAGACACATATAAAACAGTTGATAAAGATATTGAAATTGTAACAAAGTATATATCAAAAAGAGATGAACTAACAAAGTTAAATGATAAACTTATAAATGCTGAGAAAACTCTTGAAATAAATGTTTACAAAGTATTAAAATTAATGGAAAATGATAATTTTATACACATGTCGGGAGATGATAATAAATATACTTTAACTACTAAAGGTCATATTGCTACTCATATTAGAGAAACACATTGTCTTGTATTTGCTGAACTTATTGAATCAAAGGTGTTACATAAATTTGAGGCAAAGGAACTTGTAGGTATTCTAAGTTGCTTTACAAATATATCTGTTCAAGAAGAAAAAAGAACTGTTCTTCCTATGTCTGATTATAGTAATGTGAAAGATACAATTATGACTATTTATGATATGTATCAAAAACAATCTAATATGGAACTTAAAAATATGATTGAAACTGGTATTGATTATAGCATTCATTTTGATTTGATAGATTATGCTATAAAATGGTGTGAATGCGAAAATGATATTGAATGTAAAAGGATACTACATCAAATATCACTTGAAAAAGAAATATTTTTAGGAGAATTTATAAAAGCAATTCTTAAAATAAATAATATTACGGCTGAGATGGAAAAGATAGCAGAACTATTGGGAGATATGGAATTTTTATCACTATTAAAACAAGTTCCACAACTAACATTAAAGTATGTAGCAACAAACCAGTCATTATATGTATAAAATTAAATATTAGTAATTTATATGGTATCAGAAACAAGAATGGTGGTTTATACTTTTATATTTAATATTATATCAATAATAATATTTTCTATTATTTATGCTAGTATATCTCCTGATAATTTTAAACCTCTTAATCCAAAAGATGAGTTAACATATATAGATTATTTGTTTTATTCCGTTACTATTCAGTCAGGAGTTGGATTACCAGATGTTACAGCATTATCTGATTTAGCTAAAATATTAGCAATGATTCAACAACTTATTTTAATGTCAACTGCGTTTATTTTGGTATACTTATTTTTTAGAAAATAAAAATTGATTATAAATAGATATTAAATATTTATTTATAATTATTGTATAATGGAATTCAAATTAATTAGAGATAAGTTGTGTAATGATTTTCCATCTGTTTATATTAAAGAAATAGATGTAGCTTTAAAAGAGAATAAAAATAGTTATACGGCAACATACTATTATCTTGAAGATAAGTTAAAAGAAAATTCGTTAAAACTGAAAAAAGTGCCCGGTAAGCAGAGACAAATAGCTTCTATTCCAGAATTAGATAGTATATTTAAATCTGTAAAACAAACAATTGAATGTAGTTGTTGTTGTAACGATAAGGTTATTGAAGATTTTGGTCAATGTACTGATGGTCATTTAATATGTAAAGTATGTATAAAAAAACATGCTGAAAATATGATATACCAACAATTATCTTGTAAAATTAAATGTATTGATTGTAATGAGAAGTGTTTAGGAGAGTTTTCTGAAGAAACGTTACAGTCAATTTTAAATGATAGGGTATTTTCTGAGTATAAAAATTTAAAAAAGATAGAAGAGATAAACCAACTTTGTGTGGATGATATTAATATAAAATTATGTCAACATTGTGGTGCAGGGACGGACATTGGTGAAAATGTGGATCATTATTTGTTAGTTTGTATGGAATGTTTTAAGGATACTTGTTTAAAATGTAATCAAGTGGATCATCCTGGAAAAGCGTGTTATTCATTAGGTAATATTACACAAAGTAAGCGTCAAGAAATAGAGGATAAAATGACTGAAGCTTTAATAGTAAAATGTAACCATTGTAATAGAAGTATTTTTAAAAATGAGGGATGTAATAAAATCACATGTGTATGTGGTACACATAATTGTTATATATGTAAACAAATAATTCCAAAAAGTGTTGGTTATTCACACTTTTGTAGAAGTCATAATTGTGATTGTAATAAGTGTCATTTATGGGAGCAAAATACAAAAAAACGTCTATTAGATGCAGTAAAAGAAGATTATAATAATGAAACAAAAAAGTTAATTACGGGGCTTCTTTAGACTGAAAAATAACTAAGTTTATTAAATATTTTATTTTGTAAGCATTTTTGGTAACAAAATAAGATTTATTTTTTTGCCGAAAATTTCAATCATAAAAATTTTTCAAAAAGTAAATTGGGTTTTCGAAAATGGACAAAAAAAAATGTCCAAAATTGAAAAACCAAAAAAAGTTTTGAAAAAGGGCCTCGAAGTCGAGGTTTGTGACGAGAATGCTCTAAAAATCAAAAAAAAGTGATAAAAAAGTGTTACGATAATTTTTTTAAATTTTTTGAAAAAATAATTTAGGGATTTTTTGTGTAAGTATAATATGACCGAAAATACTGCCATTTTTGTCCCAAAAAATCCCCAAATATTTGAGTGTTTATTATGTGACTATTTTACGTCTAACAAGAAAGACTATAAAAAACATATTAACACCATAAAACATAAATCAATGTTAAATACTTACAATTCGCCTTCATCAAATCCCAAAGAAAAAATTTTACACGGATATACATGTGAATGTGGTAAAATATATAAACATAGACAAAGCTTATATAATCACAAATTAAAATGTAACGTTTTAAGTGGTGTAAAAGATATTGATAAAGACCAACCAATAACAAAAGAATTGGTGTTACAGTTGATTCAACAGAATCAAAAATTACAGGAAATGCTTCATGAACAACATAATAAGATGTATGAAATAGCAAAGGAGGGTAAATGTATAACTAATAATACAACTAATAATAATAATAACAATAATAATCAATTTAATTTGAATGTATTTTTGAATGAAACATGTAAAGATGCTATTAATTTGACAGATTTTATAGATTCTTTAAATGTAAAACTGCAGGACCTTGAATATACAGCAAAAACAAGTTATGCAGAAGGTATATCAAAAATATTTATAAATGGTTTATCATCATTAAATGTACATGATAGACCAATTCATTGTTCAGATTCAAAAAGAGATGTACTTTATATAAAGGACCAAGATGCATGGGAAAAAGAGGATGAAAATAAGACAAAACTAACAAAAGCAATAAAAATAATAGGTAATAAGAATATGAAACAGATAAGTGAATGGCAAAAAGCATATCCGGAATATAATGATCCATCGTCAAAGCAGAATGATAAATACATGAAGATGTTATGTAATGCGATGAGTGGTTCAACAAAAGAAGAAGCGGAGAAAAATTATGATAAGATAATAAGAAATATAGCAAAAGAGGTGGTAATAAATAAGTCGTTATAAATTATAATATTAAATAATAGTATAATTTCTTTTTTCAACTAACAAACAGTAATAAGTATTTGATAGCGTCATTCCGGAAATTGAAATAATATATATGTAAAAAAGTATTTAAAGACAAATTAATATGTTTAATATATTTTAGTTTTAAACACCATTCATCACTGGACCTCAGCCACCATACATCATTGACATTTTTTCTTTATTAGGTGCAGCATAACTCATACCACCTCAACCTCCTCTTTGTACTCTACGTCTACTACGCATATTTCGTCTTCTAGTTCTACGTTGCTTTCTTGAACGAATTCGTTTTGTATATCTTACTCTCATATGATATATAAATATTATTTTTATTTTTTTGTTTTGTTTTTATCCCCACATCATTCGCATTTCTGAATAAGTCATCGGCCTTCCTACTCTTGCTTCAAATTCTTTTGCTCCAGCTTGCATTGGATTCAATAAAATTGACGGATCATTTGTCTTAACTGCTGTAACAAGTTTTGTTAAACCCTCCGCAACTGACTTTGGATTAACCTTTTCTTCTAAATCTCGCATAACATCTTCCAGCTTTTCCTTTGGTTTTTCATTCTGTTCAACTATTTTTGAAACAAGATACACTCTTTTTGGCTTATTATTATCTACTTTATCCCATAAAAACTTGGAGGGTGTTAATCTACATTCAACAGCCATTTCACTAGTAATATCAACAGAACCTTCTTGTAGAAGATTTAAGACTAATTGGAGTTGTTGTAAATTAGTACCTCCATCAGTAGCAAATAAATGAGTATGTCTTCCAGCACCCACCCATAAATTTTCTCTGTCAAAATAACGTTGAAACAATGTAGTAAATGTTTCTTTAGTTGTGCCATCTTCATATTCAATATTAGCCCTAAAAGAAACAAACTTGCGTCCATATTTATCAATACCCTTATTAAAAGGCTCTACAAATTCGCATGTATCAATAAAATCAATATATCCGGTATGACCAACCCTATTACCAATATCAAGATTAGGGCAATCTTGATTATAAATTTCTTGAGTAATAGTTTCAAATTCTGTAGCTCGTGACATGAATACTAATAATTTAATACAATATTTAAACCATTTTTATAAATCAATTTTTTTAAACCAGCTGTAGTCTGATCTTTCTCTTAAATTTTTCTTCGTCATTGAATAAATACAATTTATATTGTCTTTTTTCGTAGTTATCAAGATTGTCTCTTATAGTAATTCTTGATGCTAATCTAAGTTCTGGCAAAAAAACAATAAACTGATAAAGACCATCATTTCTAACTAATTTATCAAAACAATAACCATCATATATTTTTTCCAATGTTTCAGGTTTATTAAAACAAGTATCAAGCAATGAACAATCGCTCTGAACTTTACGAATAGCTCTCATTGTCACATTAATATAATCAATTTCTCCAATCCACTTATCATAAAAAGCTAATGCCTCTTTTGAAATAGGAATTAATGATTTATTTTGCTGAAATTTAATCATATTTAATAAATCAACAAGACGTCTAATGGGAGACGTAATATGAATATAAGCATCCATCTCAAGTATATCATGTCTGGTTTTAGATTCAGTGAGATCTGTTTCAGGAATAGAACTTAGATCAACATATTGAGCACAAGCACTATTCCAAATCTTAATAAAATTGTTAACATCTTCAGGTAGTGAATCAGGTAATTGTATTTGTTTTTTGATTATTGTAGATCTAAAAATTCCGTTATGATCATTATAGAGTTCTTTAGCACAATGATAATTCATAAGAATCATCAAATAGCATACAACCTCATGACTATCACGAACATTATTGATATATTTATATCTGGTTGACATTTTTTTAGTGGTATCAAAAAGAAAGTTATATTCTGAATTAGATAACAAAGAATGTTCTTCATAAGCAAAATTTTTGAAAACTCTAATAAGAGCGTTAGTATAATTAATTGATACAATTTTAGACGCGTCATCAAGCACAATATCAATAACAAATGCAAATCTTCGCATATTTTGTTGTAGAGAGCATAAACAGTCAGATAATATAGTAGGTAACATTGGTCTTTTACGGTCAGGTAGATAAATAGTGGAGATGCGTTGGGAGAAGCTGGACCAAAGATTTAGGGAATCTATCCAAACAGTGACATTTGCAATATAGATGCTGAGCAAAGTTTGATTATCATTTAGCTTCTTAATGCTGAAACCATCATCATAATCAAGACTTGTTGCTGGGTCAATAGTAAATGTTTTCCAATCAGTCCGGTCTTCAATTTGTGGATATTTTTTACAAATGCCACTGATAAAAGAGTCGTGTTCTTTTGCTTTGGATTGAATAGCCTTGTTAGTGTCTTTATTGAATTTTTGTATAGAAGCATTGAGACTTTTACAATAAAGTTGATATTCATAGAAATTATCTAGAACATCAACAGGACCTATAGTTTGTGATAAGTTAGCATATGGATGTTTGTCGTCCCATTGTTTATACCGAATAGTAACATAAAGATTTGTAAAAACCTTAGAAAATCCCATTTGCTTGATCTCATAAGGAACCAAAAAGATAGGAATACGTGTGTCATCAGGAATACATTTATATATTAAGCGTTTACCATTTTCACGTCCATAAGTTTTGTTATCAGCGAGAATAAGAACGGCAGGTATATTCTCATTAATACGTGTAGAAGAATGAATAATTTCAACTTTTCCCTTGTTATATGTAAAAACATCATTTGTAAATAATTTATGTTCAGTTGGATTAAACCCTTCAACAGTTATGGGTTCCAGCGTATTAGCATTAAAAACAGTCCAAGAACCGTAGTTCCTGTTGTCAATATTTATTTTATAGAGTGTCATATGATGATAATATGGTGTCAAGTCTTTAAGCCGATTTTATAGTATAATTTGATACCTACATAGATGTAGGGACACAATTCAATAAAGTTATTGAATTTTTATATTTATGTAGGCATATGTAAGTCCGCAGACAAAGTGCCTCCAAGTAAATCATTTTGTGGCAACGGTTCTGGTTCCTCCTTTGGAATTAGTATCTCTGGAATATTTTCATCATCATTTATTTTATCGTCTGTTAGTTCTTCTATAGAAGTACTATCTGATTTCTTTTGTAACTCTTTTATATCTATTTGTTTTGCTATCTTTCTTTCCACATTTTGATTTTGTAAAGCATACAAACAGATATTTGGACTTATCGCTATATTATTCATATAGGTTCTATATTTAAAACAACTAACACTCGTATTTTTATCAAATTTAAAACTATACCACCAATACGCTGGAATATATAACGTTTTTCCTGGTTCTAAAATAATCTCTAAACACTTTATTTTATCAAAGTCAGCTCTATATCTTGGCTGAGGAGCCCACGGATTAACAGGAGATTTAAACTCAAAATTCTCATAATCATTTATCGGATATAAGTATTTTGAACTTTTCGGCGGAGATAATTTTATTTTTATTGATCCCTGTGTTACTAAATAATAATTACGATAATTCAAATCATATCTAAACGGAGTTTCTAAATTATTTGAAGCAAACATTACATCATAATAACAATTTGACACCAAATATGGCCTTAAATATTCATCATTGTATGACATATTTTTAATAGCACCTGTTTCCTGTAAGAAATCTATATTGCCTTCACTAAAATAAGATGATGTTGTATCTTCATTAAATAACTTTGATGCAACATGTAACGGTAAAGGAACACAAATATCGGTTTCCGACGATACATCTGTTTTGTTTCTTATCTTTACTTCAAAAACTGGATAATTTTCCAATAAAAACTGTTTGTTAGTTGTGTTTATTATTTTATAACCATCTTCACCCGCAGGGAAATCTATTATAACAGGTTGCCTTAAATCACAAATTTCTTCAAGCCTATCTTTAGATGCTTGATCTACTTCATATATTTCTAAATCATCACTTGTTTTAAAATGAAACTGAATATGTAAATAAAAAAATAATATTACACAAAATACAAATATACCAATTATTATTTCTTTAAAACTTGTAAACATTATTTATAAGAAATAATAATTTATTTTACTTTTAATAACGAGAACACTAACAATATATCTAATTATCTGATACCTTTGGAGCTATAAAAAATGAAACCTTACTCTCATCACCTAAATTATATATCAATGACATCGGATATTCACCACTTATAGCTACATTTATTCTTGAACTCATCTTCATTGAAAGACACATTTTACATAAATGACTTAAACTAAAAGATATATCTATTGCATCTCCTTCAGCAATAGCATATTCATCTAAATCATCTACCGGAATATTAACTTTTAGTTTTGTCGTATCTCCATTTGCGTTTAATTCTACTACCGATTCTGAACATTTTATATTTAGATCCTGACCAAATGTATTCAATTCTGATAGAACTTCAACCAACTTTTTTGTATCTATAGTAAATTCAACATCATAATCTACTTCAGGTATTACTAAATTATCCTCATCTACGTCTATTAAATTTAATTCAAAAAAATGATCAAATGCTCCTTTATTTTCTTTTCCATTCAAAAAATTAATATATAATTTATCTACATCATTTTCATCTTCGTATTTTAATTCTAATTTATCATGTTTAAGAGCATAATTCATTAATATAGCAAAATGTGTTGAATCTACCGAAATCTTATTATTTTTTGAACAATCAAATACAGAAAACCACTTGTCTTTTATTTCAATGTCTGCCAAACATACATGTGATTTATCCATTGACTGAATATATAATTTGTCATTCTCAAAATGCATATTAATATGTGAACTCCAATTTTTAAGCAACTGAAAAATGCCTACAAACACTTCTAGCTTGGATTTATTTTCTATAGTTAAACGCATATTTATATATTTAATATTGTCTTATATTTAATATGTTTTTATTTCTTTACTAATTCTATTTTTTTCTGAGTTTCTTTATCAATAAATACACTAACAATATTAAATATTTGAGTAAAAATAAATGGAGCATTATACACATAGCATTTTGCTAATTTGTCCGGATATTTATCCTTGAAAATCTCTGAAATATAGGCTATATACTCTTTATGCTTATCAACATCTACAATAGTTAAATTTTTCATATTGACGTGAACTATAAATTCATTATTTGAAACTAATACCTTATCAATATTGTTAGTTATATAATTTAATATATAACTATATGTTTCACCTTTTGCAATATGTTTAAAATAAATATAATTTAATATTACATTATTTTCCTTAATAGAACATAGACCTTCTAATATATCATTCCACTGACCTTTTTTCACTTTATCTAATATTTTTTCCAAAGAACTATTTTCAATATTGTCTGAAAATATATCATTTAATGAATCCATTATTTATTAATACTATTATGTTTATAATACTTTTAACTAATTTTTATAAAAAAGTATTATAATTACATACCCGTATTTAATTCATTTTCAATTAATTGTTTTAAATCAGTTCCAACAACCTCATTTTGTTCACTATCACCATGTAAATCAGTAAAATTTCCACTTTTTATTCCATCTTCTAATGTAAAAGGTATCATACTAGATTCATCATTATATTCTATTGTTGTTCCCATAGATAATTCTAAGATTTTCTGACTATTATTCATAGTAAGATTTTGTAATGCTGTTACCAATTCTTTTGTCTCATGTAACTCCTTTCTCATGTTTTCCACTTGTGTTTTTAATGCACTATTTTCTTTAACTAAAGCAATTGTTGAATTTTTAGATTGGACAACTGCTTGTTTAATAGGTTCCATTTGTTGTTTAAGTAAATTTAATTCAGGAATTGAAGAAGATGAAGAAGCAGGACGTTTCTCAAGGTCTTCTAATCTTGCCATAACAGATTGTAAAAATCCAGGATCAATTCCTGATTCTCCATCAAAACTCATATTTCCACTGTGACCTGAATTTATTAGTTTGGATTCAAGAACTCCTAAACGAAGCGTAATTAATGTTATTGCTTGAGGAATAGTCATCTTAGTTACACTAGATAGTTTATTTTGTTGAGATTGTATTTGTTGCTGTTGCTGTTGCTGTTGCTGCATAGCTGCTTGTTGACCAGCTAGACGTCCCGTTGGCATATTTGGTCCAGAACCAGGTCTAGCCTGATTTGCAAACATTTGTGCCGAATTAATTGATGGTTGAGGACTTCTTCCTGGAATTGCCGGTTCGCCATTTGTAGGACCAGCTCTACGTCTTTGTGCTGCTTGTACGGATCTGTTTGCGCTCATAATATAATTTATCAACAATATGTTTCTAAAGTATTAACGCAATCAATAAAATTGCTTAAATATTGATATTTTGAATATTAATATTCATAATGAAGAATAAAACTGAAAAGTCAAAATATGTACATTGTAATCATTACGCTACCATATCAAGTTTGATTTGTTCGTAGCTAATATAATTATGTATTTAAAGTCTTCAACTTGATAATCATTTATGTTTTCTCTAAATTGTGTAATTGAGACTGTAGGAAATTCAAACTGTGTGTCGAAAAAATAATATTAAAATTAATTTAAAGTTTAAATATAAATAATATTAATGGATTACGAAGACATTATTAAAGAAAATCAACTACTAAAAGAAATGAATGAAAATTTATTGAAAGAATTAGAAGAAACAAAAGAACATCTCAAAAAATATACTGCTCCATCATATAAGAAAATCTATTATGAAAACAATAAAGAAGAAATCAAACAAAAATCACGTGAATATAGACAAACTCATCAACCGTCAGAAGAACAGAAAAAAAAATGGGCAAGAACAGCATATCTTAATAAAAAAGCAAAACTAGAAAAAGAAAAATTGGAAAATGTGAATATTTAGGAATTATATATTTTTCTTAGAAAAACATTTAAAAATTATGTTCTTTAATTATATTAAATGGAAGCAGATAGACATCCAACCATAGGCGTTTATAAAATATCAAATAACTTGTCAGCCAGATATTATATAGGATATTCAACTAATATTGAAAGAAGATTTTGTGTTCATCGTAGCAAACTTAAACAAAATTGTCACGATAACATTTTTTTACAAAGAGCATATAATTTAGATGGGGAAGACAAATTTAAATATGACATAATACATGTTTGTGATACAGAATATCAAGCAAAAGAAATTGAATTACAATATTTATCTGATTTAAGTATTCGTGATATGCTTTATAACTTAAACTATAATAATAGTGGAGGGGATTTATTGTCAAATCATCCAGATAAAGAAGCTATTAGAGAAAAAATATTAAAATCGCATCAGGAAACTGTTAGTAAAATGTCTTCAGATGAGAGAAAACAAAAATATGGAAAGTGTGGAGAAAGAAACGGAATGTATGGAAAAACTCATACTGATGAAGTTAGAAAAAAAATTTCAGAATTAAAGAAAGGTAATACATATTGTAGAGGTAAAAAACTGAAGGATGAAACAAAGCAAAAATTATCTGAAATAAGAAAAAATAAATATACTGGAGAAGATAATCCATTTTTTGGAAAACACCATACAGAAGAAACTAAACAAAAAATTCAAGAGAAAAATAAAGGAAAATTACCGCCTAACATAATAGGGATAACAATTGATAATGTAAATTACATTTCTCTTGCTGACGCTTCAAGACAATTGTCTATACCCGTTCCAACCATATTATGGAGAGTAAAATCATCAAATCCAAAATTTATAAATTATAAATATCAAGAACAAGATACGGAAGATATTATGCTATCATCGCTACCTTAATTGCTTCATTACTAATGTAATTATGTAACTCAAAATCTTCAACCTGATAGTCATCTATATTCTCTCTAACACATTTTATAGAGACTGTTGGAAAAGGATATGGTTCTCTTGTAATTTGAGTATTAGCCGCTTCAATTGCGTTCTCATATAGATGACAATTTCCCATAAAATGGATAAATTCATATGCTTCTAATCCACAATGTTTTGCTAGCAAATGCGTAAGAAAAGAATAAGAAGCTATATTGAATGGCAAACCTAAAATGGTGTCAACACTGCGTTGATACATAGCACACGATAATTTATTGCCATCATGGACATTAAATTGACACAAAATGTGGCAAGGGGGCAATGCCATTTGGTCTAACTGACAAGGGTTCCAAGCTGTTAAAATCAGACGACGACTGGTGCGCTTTAGGGGGTCTTTCAGTTGGTCAATAATTTGCTGTAATTGATCTACCCCTTGATATTCTTGTATCCATCCGTCTTGAACCCAGTCGTCGTCCCCCCAAGCACTATTTTTGAAACCGACCAATTCTGCTTGTCGTTTAGGTACGTAAGGTTTATTAAAGTGTCTCCACTGCCATCCATATATTGCGCCAAGTTCATCTTCCTCAAAACGCTGCAACCCTCTACTATCTAAAAAATCTCTAGAACCATTAGCATCCCAAATATGAACACCTTGTTCCTTTAAAATCTTGTTATCTGTATTACCACGAATAAACCATAACAATTCCTTTAGACAAGTCTTCCAGGCTGTTTTTTTTGTCGTTAAAATCGGAATTTTACCATTCTTTAGAGAAAAACGCATTGTTTGACCAAAAATACTCTTAGTTTTACCATTTCTACCTTCTTCCCAAAATCCATTTTCTAATATATTTTCAAGAATCGTTAAATATTGATATTCCTCATGACTATATTTTTGGATATTAGAAAAAATATTGTCGGATACTTTATCAACATTGTTAGTGTCAAGTTCTTCAATATTAGGTAATTTGATTGTTTTCTCAAAATCACACATAGTATATTTAGAATAACAAAATTATATCTAAATTGTTTATTTACCAAACATTTTTAATTTCTAAATATAAAACATATGGAAAGTTTAGATGAATTATCAAAAACAACTTCTGGTAAACCTGGATTTTTTAAACATGTATTTAACTTTGATGAAGAATCTAAAGCAGAAATGTTAAATCTAGTACAATATGTTGTTTTAGCTTTAGTACCTGTTATAATATTAAATAAATTAATGCAAAGATATGTTCCTGAAGCAGATGATGAAAAGAGTTCACTAGAAATAACAGCAGAAGTTTTAGCACAAGTTATATTTATGTTTTTTGGAATTTTGCTTATTAACAGAATAGTAACGTATCTCCCAACATATAGTGGAGAAAAGTATCCTGCTTGGAATGCTATTAGTTCTGTTATTCCTATGTTAGTAATTCTTATTAGTCTTCAAACAAAATTAGGAGAAAAAATTTCCATATTAGTTGATCGTATTATTGAATTATGGGAAGGCACAAAAGACACAAATAATGGCAAAAAGGGTAACGGTAATGTAAAGGTATCTCAGCCTATTTCTCAAAATCAAATGGCTATGAGTCAATCATTAAATTCAATGGGTTCTACATCTATTAGTTCCCTTCCACCTGCTCAACCAACACAAACCCAACAATTGCCAAATTACGATCAAATGTATCAACAAGATTCAACTCCTTTAGTTGGAGCAGCTACACCGGGTATGGAAACATTTGAACCTATGGCTGCTAATGCAATGTCAGGCGGTTTTGGAAATGCGTTTAGTTGGTAAATTAGTCTTTAAGAATTACAAAAGTATAAGTAGGTGTTTCGGAATCTGGTAACCTACCGTATTCAAGTTCATTTTCATCCTCCTCAACTACTCTTGAATATTCTGGTCTAGTATCTCTTGTAAAAACTTTTGTAAACTTGTAAAAAATATAAGTACATAAATTCCAAAGTCTATGAAATGACATTAATATATTATATAAAATAAACTTTAAAATAATTTTATCTTATATTAATAATTAATATGGACGTAAATAAATTAATGAGTGCTCTGGATAATGAAAATAATGAAAGCATAATGAATCTAACTAGCAAAAAAATATTTGAAATGAATTACAATATAATAAAAGAATTACATTTAGATAAACCAACCACAATAGATTATTTAAAAAAATTAAAAGGCTACATGTATGTAGATGAACTTAATGAATTAAAACATGGCGGGTTTATTAGATGGATTCCCATTACTGACCCAACTTATCTTCCACTTAATCATTGTGGAATGATATGCGACATAAAGATAACAGATAATGGTGTTTTAATAACTTGTAAAAATTTTATGCATCGACATTACACATTCAAAATGGATGAATGTCTTATATTCCAAAAATTAACAACTCAAGAAAAAATAATTATCAACGCATTAGATCATCTAGATAAACAAAAAGATGATGATGATGATTCTGAAAGCGATAATGATGATGTTGAAGATACAGATTATGATTAATCTATAGGTTGAGAACTTGGTTCAATAATTTGTTTTACACCTTTTCTTATTTTATAACTTGTAAAAACGCCCATTTTAAATTATCGTCTATGTAATTAAATAACTTTTCTTTTATGAAACCAAATAAACTGATATTTATTAGTAAGAACAAGACCTAATTAGACTAATTGTGTTGGGATAATATATGATAATAAATTGTCATATTGATTTTTAATAAATTCTACAATTAAATCCTTATTAGTAACATTTAATTCAAGATAAACCGAAATCATTCTAGAACTTAGTGTTTTAATAATTTTCGTATAAGACAAATTTAATGGTTTATTTTCTATTTCAAGTGATATTGAGTTTCCATTATATGTTCCTGATATTTTATTTTCAACCCAATTGTTAGTAAATATAACAGGATAATGAGGATAACTATTTGTTGATGAATAAGTTGTAACATCAACTACATAATAACTACTTAAATCAAATGAACTAATTAAAATATCAAAATCAACGTTCAATAATTTTCTAACAATAGTTTCTGACAATATTTTCATTGTTTTTAAACAATTAATTAAACTAACATAGTCTGTTAGTATATCCGCTATATCATCGACCATAATTTTATCTGTTAAAATATATGGCTTATCTATATCTATTACTTTAAGAATTATGTCTCCATCTTTACTTATAGGAACTATATTTCTACAATTTTGTTGTAAATCTTTGTGAAAAAATAACGCCATATTATATTGTTTAAAATCTTGTATGATATTTAGCATACTCTCAACTTTTGGCTGTTCTAAAATGTCTATTGTTTCTAAAATGTCTAGATACTCATAAGCAGGAGACATTACTAAATCAGGGCCACCCATTATTCCTATTTTTTTATAAATTACAATCCCTTTAAACTGTAAAAATGTTTTCAAAGTGGGTAATATTTTTGATGCGTTATAATAATCTATTAACGTATTTTTAAAATATCCTTTTTGTTCTTCTGTAAAATTATTATCAATGTATGAAATTAATTCTTCAACAGTATTTATAACTATTTCTTTTATTGTTTCTTCACTCGTTTCTTCTTTATTGTAAAATGGAATTGTCCTACTACTATAACCACCTACTTTATTAAATTTAACTATATAATTAAGAGTTTTATCTTTATAAACAATATTTGGAACTCCCGCACCTACACGTACTAAATTATTATATTTGAAATTGCTTTCATAAATTATAAAACCACTCCAGCCTCCTCTGTACATTTTGTCATATGTGTTTTTAGTTTTTTTTAGTTTATTATTTTTGCGAGTTTTTTTAAATGTAGCTGATACATCACTAAATAGACCAGGAATAAATTTACCCATTTTTATCATTTGTATTTCAGATTTAGTTAAATGTTTTTTTCTATTATGACACTTTTTCCCATTTTTATAAGTACAAACCGATTTATAACCTTTGCTATTTTTTATAATAACCTTTCTGGTTGTTTTTTTACCGCCACTCATAGATACTTGTAGATTTTTATAATCAAATCCCATTATAATATATTATAAGATAATATCTATTAATATATTATGACTACATCACATATTTTTGTTCATTTATTTCATATATTAATTGTTGGTTCATTATTTTTATACGTAGGTATAAATAGTATAAAAACTCCTGCGTTTATTTTTCCAATCTTGTTGTATTTAGGAATAATAATTATTATATACCATTCTTATAAAGCATATCTAAAAATATTGCTTGATAAAAGTGCTTGGGTTAATTATTTACACATTTTTTTATTTGGACCTTTGTTAATTATAATTGGTCTAAATGGAGTAGATACATCTAGAAAATATTTTGAATTACTTTTAATGGCAGGAATGGCATCCATCGGTTATCATGGATATTATTTAGTTTTTTAATATTTCATAACTTATGAAAAAAAAATATTGCGTTAAAATATAATGGGTGGAAATACTGGAAATATTCGTACTCTAAGAAATCAATCAGGAACTGTTGGTTCTAGAACCCTCGGATCTATTTTAGCTGGAAATGGAGGAGGCGCTGGAGGAGCTAGACGTATCTATGGATACTATGCTACTAAAGGTTTAACAACTAGACAAATCTATAATGATATATTTAATATTAATTATGGACAATTTAAATTTCGTCTTTAATATTTTTAATTTAAGAAATTTATCCTGGTTTAAAGTTATAAATAATTGTTAAATTATATAATTATATAATCATAACTATATAATTTAATATAGATATACATTTCAACAATTGTAAGTATCAATCCAAGATTTATTTAGAACGTTAGCGACACTTTCTAACGCACCCTCAGTCCATCCTTGTCTTCTACTAACATCTTCTCCCACAACTAACATCCCTGTTTCTGGATGTTGTGCTTCTCTTATAAATTCTGGACGGCTTCTATATTTTTCATAATCTAAAGGTTCATAATAATGTGTTCCTATTGGCCAATAAAAATCTTTAATAGCTATTATTTTAAGAGTATTTGGAACAATTCCCAAAGCTTCTTCAACTTTTTTCGCAAAAAAATCTCTATTTTCAGGAGTATTTTCTTTATGAACTTGTAATATTTCAGCATTTTTGTTATCAGCATACGCAATCATATATACACTTTTAGAGAATGGAATCATTTTTTGTAAAGGTCCAGGAACAATTGTGTATGTTGAAACTAACTGGCTCATTATTTCTGCCGATTGTGCGTTAAATTTAGCATATATGTATAAAAAAGGTTGTCCATGTATTTCTTTATAGATTTTCATTTGTGGAAGAAGTTTTTGAACAGTGCTTATTCTTGTTGCGATTATAACTTTATTAGAATAATACGTTTTTGTTGTATTTTGTTTTCCGGATGTTGTTAGTTCAAATAAACAAGGATTACGATCTATTTTTTTTATTTTTTCAACTTTTGTTGATGTTCTTATATTTTGGTTTCCAATTTTATTGCACAAAGTAGAAACTAATGATGACCATGGAATTTCTAATGCTGTCCAACCCGGAGCATTATCTTCCATCTGATAGTGATATAAAACTTCATAAACATCCTCTTCTTCATAATCTGAATATCCTGCTGATATAACAAAATCTTTATATAATTTACTGCCTAGATGTTCTGTAGCAAATTTTTTAAATGTAACAGATGGTGGATTTTTGTAATTTTTATATGTGGACCTTAATTTGGTTAAATATTCTTTAATGTTTAGGGGATTTTTAATTTTTTTAGAATAGTGCATAGAAACAGGAAAAGGTTTATATTTTATTTTAAGATCTTTTAGAAGTTTAATTAATAATTCATCAGTATCTTGACGTCCTACTCCAGCGCCAACAACAATATTTTCACCATAAAAAATATGATTTCCAATTCTACCTCCAATATAAGGTCTTCTGTTACTTTCTAGAACTAACAAATTAGTTTTGGGAGACATTTTTTTGATATTATACGCGCTATATAAACCGGCTAAACCAGCACCAATAATAATTATATCATAATCTTTAGTAGTCATTATAATATAAAAATATAAATAAAATTAAAAATAGACTAGTATTTGCGACGTTTATGTGAATATTTTCTAGCTTTTGGCATTTATATAATTTATATAGATTATTTATTTTTACGAGTCTTATTTTTTGATTTCTTAGTTTTCCTGAAGTTAACTGTTTGTTTTTTCTTACATTGAAATTTTCCGCGAGTATATCCTTTACGATTAAATACAGTCTTAGTACATATTCCAATAGACTTTGCTTCATTTACAGGGTCAATTTTCTTAATACATTTACAAAGCTTTTCTGCCATAATGTTTTCGGCTTTTTTTTTAAGAAGCCTTTTAGAACTCGGTATATTCAAATTATAATATTTTAAAATACTAACATAATCTTTGTTAGTTAATTCAGCTGGCATAGCTATAAAATATAACAATATTTTTATTTTATATGAATAAAATAACAATATAATATATGACATTATGCACTTCCAAAATTGTAGTATTTGATTTAGACGAAACATTAGGTTATTTTATGGAATTAGGAATGTTTTGGGATGCGTTAAAGGCATATATAAAACATAAACAAATAAAACAACCTATAGATCAAGTCTTATTCAATAAGGTTTTAGATTTATATCCAGAATTTTTACGTCCAAACATAATAAATATTCTAAATTATTTGAAAAAGAAAAAGGAGAAAAATCATTGTAGTAAACTAATGATATATACTAACAATCAAGGTCCAGTAGAATGGGCAAATTATATAATGAAATATTTTGAAGAAAAAATAAATTATAAGATATTTGATCAAATAATAGCAGCATTCAAGGTTCAAGGTAAGAGAGTAGAATTATGTAGAACAACACATATGAAGACACATTCTGATTTAATAAAATGCACAAAATTACCAGAAGATACGCAAATATGTTTTTTAGATGATGTATTTTATCCAGATATGAGTAATGAGAAAATTTATTATATAAATGTGAAGCCATATATACACGATTTAGAGTTCAATGAGATGATAACTAGATTGCTAAATAGTGATATATTGGATGCCAAGGTTGCCGAGCCTACATTATGTAGGGCGTTTATTTCGGAATATATGAAAAGATACAACTACATATATGTAGGCAAAAATTCTGAGACGCAAAATGTAGACAAAATTGTTTCTAAAAAAATATTACAACACCTTCATATTTTCTTCAAAATGAAACCAATTGAACCAACACATAAAAATAAACTAACAAAACGCATTAAAACCTTCAAAAATAAAACTCTCAAAAAACATTCTAATTAAATTTTAACCATTCTATATATTTCTTTACTTCTGATAAATAATTATGTAATACATTATTTATTGCTGTTGTTGCCAATAAAAATACACCAGCACTAAATGCTATCTTTGCATCCAAACCTGTAAACCTTACACGTCTAAATGGATTAAAACGATAAATCAAAAATAAACTAACATACAACTTTATAAAGTTTTGGAGATCATCTAAATATTCAGGAGCATTCGCTGATAATCCTAACGCAATTGCTATATACAATGCCCATGTTATATATACTGCTATATCATACATTCTATTCTGAAATCTATGGAGATCCTTATTGAATACCATTTATTATAATATTATATTATAACTTAAAGATAATATTTTTTATATTTTAGAAATGTCACACAAACCATGGACTCTTTTAGACCCAAATGATTTTCAATCTATGTGGTGGAGAACAAGCGAAATTGTAGATATTACCATATGTCAGTATATGAAAGAACCTAAGGATATTTTAGCTTATCATATTATTCAAGATGGAAATATGGGCGGCAATTTTTGGCATATTAGTCAATGGTATATTAATGACCCTAATAGATATAATGAAATTATTTGGGACAATCAATGGCCATTTAACATAGAATTAACAGATATGAAACCTGGAAATATTGTCCACTTAAAAGAACACCCAGAAATACTATTTAACGTATATTATTCTCCATTTGGCACCCAAGAACAACAAATTTTTTGTAAAATTCTTGAAAAAATTATTACTTCAGAAGAAGTTATTCAATAAACTTTTTTACTAAAATTAATTTATATAATCTATATATAAATGAATATCCATAGCTATATTGATCAACCAACTTCTCAAAGACAACAAACCGTTTATTTAAGATCATATGAAAGAAATATACCATCTCAACCTTTACAACCTTATTTAGATGCTAGACCTGTCTTAACTAAGTATTCTATTTTACCTATTGTTGACCCCAGAAAACCTATTAACACCCCTTTAATACAACAACCTACATACACTCCAGAGAAAATTTATAATCCAGGAAACGACTCTGGACCTTGGTCTGGTTACGCATCTAATATTAACCATGAATCTGAATTGAGAAATCAAATTTTTGCTTTACAAAGCTGTGCACAAGCTACTTATATTCCTTCCAGTAAAAGCAATTTATATCAAATTAACTGGAAAAATAATAATCAACAACAACAACCATTTCCTGGATTATTTCAAAATGAACAATTTTGCCCTACCAATCCTAATCCAAATCCAGAAAAAATAGGGTTTGCTCTATTTAACAATGCGACAAGACAACAAACAAAAGATTTAACTAAGGAAACCAAATGTAATTAGATAATACGTTTATTTTAAACAAATATAATTTAAAATTAACTATATGATGTCCGATGATTTAGTCAATCAACTAACACTTAACTTTTTAATAAGTAAACAACAACTTCAAAAACTCAATAAAAAAACAAAGGAAACAGCTGAACAACAAAAAATCAAGGAAATACAAGAATACAGCGACAGAATTCAATTACTTTTTAACGATTTGTTAGTTCATCAACCTCCCGAAGATCTATTATTTGAAGTTAAAATTGCTTTTGAAAATTTTATAGACAAATCTATATACTATTTAAAAGCCCATGATAATACTGATAATTTAGAAAAAGAACGAACTCAAGAAATATATGAAGATATTGATTTTGATAAAGAAGAAAGAGATATTGTAAATGGAAATTATAAAGAACGTTCAAATGACGAAGATTCTGAAGATGAGTCAGATGATGAACAAGAAGATGAAGAAGATAAAGAAGATAAAGAAGATATAGATGTAGATGATGAAAAAGAAACATCTATAACTAACAAACCTATTACACATCACCCTATTATTGTTAAAAGTAAATATAAAAAAACTGATACATCTGAGGGAGTTGAAGATATTCAAAAATTACCATTAGATTGGTTTCAAAATGTTAGACAAGATTATAAAAAAAATCAAATTATTCCAAGAAAAAAAGAACCAACTATTACAGAGCCAACTTTTAGGGATGTAAAAAAGAAAATATAAACTTATTATATGGGCAAAACAAATTCTAGAAAAAGATATAGTAACAAAAGATATAACACAAAAAGAAAACATAGATTTAAGAAAAATAAAACACTTAGAAAACCATTCGTAAAACTAAATTGTAGTCCCGAAAATAAAAGTAAAGATTATTCGTGTTACTCAGATAATGACCTTTATAAACTACGAGACATGTGGAATGCACGTCACCCTGATCGCCCAATCAAAACCAAAAATACAAAAAAAATTTGGGAACAATTAAAAGAATATTATGCAACTATTTGTAACAAAGAATCATGCTGGGTGCGTCAAATGACCAAAAATACAAAACTTGAAAAAGAACTTTTAGATGCTTTCGCACCTGAATCACCCGAAGATTGGAAAAAGAATCCTAACGAATGGTTATCTAGTCTTGATATATTAAAAGTCATGAATCAATATGAAAAAAAGTATAAATGCTTTGACTTTCTAGGACCTTCTCCCATTGATTATGATACACATCAATTATACGGAGAATGCGTATGGGAAGAATTATGTCATTTTGACCTAGATAATCAAATTAAAAAAGGACACACAAAAATCGGTATTATATTTAATCTTGATCCACATTATAAAGGCGGAAGTCACTGGGTTTCTCTATTTATTAACACTAAAACTAAGACTATTTTCTTTTTTGATAGCGCAGGAGAATCCATTCCTTCACAAATTAAAAAATTTGTTGATACTGTTATTCAACAAGGTAAACAACTTCAAGAACCAATTGAATTTAAATTTGACCAAAATTATCCTGTTGAACACCAATATGGAAATACTGAATGTGGTATTTATTCAATATTTTTTATTACACATATGCTTGAAGATAAGATAACAGGACATTATTTAAAGACACATATATTAAAAGATAAATACATGGAAGGTTTTAGAAAAATTTATTACAATCAAAATGGAGACATATAAACTAACAAATTCAATAAGTAAAAAATATACATAAAAATTAAATTATTATGTATATTAATGAGTTCTTTATCTCAATTCACAAATAAACAAAATCTCAAATTACTGTGGGATGTATTATTAGATGAACTAAATATCAATAAAACTAACACCAAATTAATTGGAAATATTAGAACTGTTTTTGAAAGTAATATAAATCCTTTTTCATCAAGAGCTAATCCTAAACTACAAATCATAGAACTAAATAAACAATTCTTATCTCAAGTTGTTTTAGCTGTTAATCGTTTATTCCCTACTCTTAAACAAGACCAAAATATTAAGAGAATAACAATATCAGATGAAGAAGTCTCAGAACCATATAGAATAGAAGATATACACGCATCACGTCAAAGCGAATTTGAAAAAGATGTTGAGCGTAAACGAATGGAAATGGAAAATTATATGACACCACAAAAACCAAGAGAATTAGATTTTTCAGATAAAACTTCCGATGGTAAAATAAAAGCTATGGATTCACTAGTCGCTGATAAAATGGCACAAAGAAATATGGAAATTGAACAGTTTCAAAATAGCAGTTATAATTCTAGTATTGATCCTGAAAAATGGCTCACACCCAAAGAAACATCTGTCAAAAATGAAAAAACTGTGATAGAACCGAAGGTAGCTATGCTAGAACCGAAGGTTATAGAACAAAAACCCATAATTAAGAATAACCAAAATTCCAAATTAAAATATATATCAATTGATAGTGATAATAATATTACATTATCAATAGATGAAATTGAGCCAAAAAATAAAAAAGTCTCATGGGATGATTCCCATATAATAGATGAGCAAAAAGAATCAACTATGAGCATTTTTAATAAACTTAAAAAACAGCCAGTTGAACCACCTATTCAAGAAATAACAAATGAAGCAAATAATAAACAATATATAGAACAGAAATCTGCTCCATTGCCTCAAGTTAAACGTGAAGAGATACAACGGAATCAAGTTACTTTACCTACTCCAATTAATGAACCAGTAATACCAAAAACAGAAATTATAAGACAATTAAATGAAATGAATAATAAGATTGATAACCTTTATGAACTAGTATTTAAACTAACAAATTTAATGGAAAAAAATAATAATACAGAAATTCCGGAAGTAAATGACACTTCAAACTAATTATACTTTTTCTTTTACTATTTCATATTCACCACGAGAATTCTTTACTAATTTTCCTATTAATATTGGTCTGACACCTGGTATTTGTTTTGCTTGAATAACACTATCATAATCATATACTTGTTTTGTATCCATTCTTAACATATATCGCTTACCAGTTGCCTTAAATGTAAATGGTCTGGCTTCCCAATCAACTCTTTCAACATTTAATGCAGCAACAGTATCATTTTCATCTTGAGCATAACTTGGATTATAAGAGAAATCGTTTACACTTGGTTGACCAAATGATAAACATACTAGACCTTCTTTTGTGCTTGATTTAATATGTGTAGCACAATCAATAGCAGATTCTTTAACTGCCTTTAATAATTGTGATGTCAATTGTTCTTTTATAGTTGATATCTCATATAATTTTTGATCAGATGTTTGTGGAAGATATGGAGCTTGCTTTGAAATATCTTTTAACTTTAATTCTATCGCAAAATCGCTATCCAATTGTTCTTGTGTAAATGTCATAATATAAATAAATACTTCAACCGTTTGCAATTCCTTTGGTAAACTTTGATGTGAACAAATACGTCTAGCACGACCAATTACTTGTTCTACACGCACAGGATGCCAATATGGTTCCATAATATGAACATAACGTGTATTTCTTAAATTAATACCTTCAGAACCAGCAGAAGTAATCATAAGAACTTTAATAATTTCACCTAAATTATTATTACTGCTTCTAGCTCTTAATTGGGTTGCAATATTATTAGGAATATAATCCCACATACCGTTGTAAATATTACGAATGATTTCTCTCTCCTCTGCATCCTCTGTTCCCGTATACAAAGCATAACATGGTTTGCCCATATCTTCCTCACTCATATTTATTTCCCATCCATCTGCACCACTGCGTTTAATTTTGAATTTAGCAAAACCGTTAGCTTCCAATACTAAACAAAAAATACCTATACCTTCCATTGATCTAAATTGACTATATATCAAATGTAACCCTTGATGCTCTGGATCCTCAATATTATCTAACATTGCTAAAAACTTTGGACTGTAAGTTCTTAAACCTTCTGGTGTTAAAAATTCGCGTTCATGTAATTTTAAATATCTCATTGCGGATTTTATTGCTTCCCTATATTCAACAGAACCCATTTGCTCTAAAAGCTCATCACCTTCTAATTCTTCTGCCTCTCTTAAAATAGCGTCTTCATCTTTATAATCTTCCAAATGAACAGGTAATACATCATCTGTGTGCTCATCAACAAATGCTTCAGCAGGATTTTCTTTTGGCGAACTTGGTTCTTCAATCTTTGAACCTTCTGTTCTTGCACCACCATCAATGGATTCAGAATCTGCTTCTTCATTTGTTTCTTCGTTTGCTTCTTCATCTTCTTCTGTTAGTCCACCTCCGACATCTGGTGTATCCATCAACTCAACATCAATTATTTCACAATTTGTTCCACAAGGTTCACGTTTTAGTATTTTAATATCAGTTATACCATTTAAACCATTTGTTCGCCATGTTGCTTCATGTTGAGCTAAAGCTTCACGTTTCTTCATAAATTTTAATTCATTTTCTTTTAAATATTCTAATTTTTGCTCTAAATTCAAATTTTCCAAATCCCTAATTGAACCTTCTTTTGCTTTAATAATTCTAGTAAACTCCTTTGTACGATTGTGTAATTCATCATCTTCACCTCCCCAACCCCAAAAATTATTGGGGTATCCGTTTATTTTTTCAAATAATTCTTTACTAAAAGCTACAATACCTCCAAAATATTTAGGATTTGAACCGTAACGATCCCAAACAGCTGCAATATGAATTGGATTATTCCCCGGAATATTTATATAATATTTTTTAAGCTCTTCTGATGGTAACAAATCCACATCGTGAAAAACAAAGTTATTGTAACCTTCTTTTTTTGCCAAATCAAATCCAATATTAAGAAGTTGTCCACGATTAAATTTACGACCATCTTCCGTTTGTTCAATTACAAAAATTTTATATTCATAACCTGATAAATATGTTTCCATATAAGTTACAAATTGATTTAATTGGGCTGTACGTGGTTTTTCATCTTCAGAATCACGAAATGGAACAATAATAGCTATTTTTGCGGTAGATTCTGCCTTTTTTGCTATTTTTTTCTCGGCTCTAAGTACTAATTTAGCATCTTCTTTTTCTTTTTGTCTTGCTGCTCTAGCTTCTTCTCTTTGCTTTTCTTTAGCAGCCTTTTCTAATGCTTTTGCTTCTTCTCTTTCTCTTTCTTTAGCAGCCTTTGCTTCTGCCTTTGCTTCCTTAGCTCTTTCTTTTTCTATTGCTTTAATATCTGGTTTTAAAGGTTTTGCTTCTTTAACAACGACTAATTCCTCAACTGGGGGTGCTTTAGCTGATTTATCAAACAGCCAGCCTTGACCCATTTTTTCAAAAAATGCTCTAATTGGCTCACGATAATCGTTTCTAAAATATTCTTGTAAATATTGGTCCATTATGGATTTTATTGTTCGTTGATTGTCAATATTATTCCATTTTTCATCAGATATGTCGTTTCTAAATTCATCAAGTTTTTCTTTAATATCTGCATCATATTCATCTTTATCTTTAAAATATTTGTCTTTCATCCAATCAAATAATTTTTCTGACTTCTTTGCTTCAGCAGTCATTCTATACTCTGCTGGATTTGGACGACCAGGTGGTGTTGGCATAACAAAATTACAAGCCAAACGTGAAAAAATACGATAAGTAGAACTTGGTTCTTTAAATATACCATCTGAATCAACTGCCCCACTTGATTTTTTGCTTGGTTTTTCGCCTTTTCTTTCTTCATGACGATATTCTTCATAAACTTTAAATTGATAATCACTCATTGGAACATAAACTTCGTGTCTATCAAAATTACGATCATATGATGGCAATAATTCTTCTTGAGCTGACCTAAAATATGATGTTAAACCTATTATTCTGCGTTTAAATTTATCAACATTAGATATATTCCCTGTATCTTTATTAATAAACACATTAATAAATTCTTCTAATGTATCTGGTAAAGCTGTATGAACAGAATAATTTGTTCCATTTACCACAGCAGTTATATCATTTTTCTTTAAAATTTTAACAATACGTTGAACAAAATCTACATCAGATATTTGTCCTCTTTCATCATATATAATATGACCTTTTACATCTCTTTCAATTTCCCCCTTATCGTTTCGTTTTTCTTTTTTCTCATTTGTAACACCTTTATAACCAGATGATGCTGTAATTTTATTTTCAAATCCATAAGGATTACGAGTAACCGTTAAAGTTTTTGAACTCGGAGTATAATCTATATAATCTAACACCTTTTCTCTAGCAAAAATATCCAATAATGTATCTTTTGATATTTTTTTATTGCCTTCAGCACTAAGTATAAAACTCCAAGTTTTTATATATCCTCTTAAAATATTAAATAATATGCCTATTTCATTTGGATAGTTAATTATAGGAGTTCCTGTTAATAATACAACACGACAATTATCAGCATTCAGCAAAAATTCATACAACAAAAGCGCCAATGATTGAGGTAATAATGCTCCAGGACCACGTTTTTTATCAGCAAACTTTGATATCTTATTAATTTTATTTACTATTCTACTAATTAAGTTATGCGCCTCATCAATTATAACGACAGAGTTATCAAATATATTATCTTCAAAATTTTTTGTTAGTTGTTTAAAACGATCACGTCTTAAACCATTATAATTTATAAATGTGTATTTATTATTTATCATTTCATCAAGTTGGTCATTTAATATTTTTTTATCAGATGAAGATAACTCCGTATAATTTGATGGTTTTGTTATATTTACTAACCAAGCACCATGATGTCTTCTAATATATTCACGAGGAAGTCCCAATGCTCCAGATAAAGTATCAACATAGTCAGGATGATCATCTATTGAAACCCATTCCCAATACTGATTCTTTCTATATAATAAGTCACCACATTTCTTTATTTCTTCAATATAGTTGCGTCTTAACGATGCTGGTGTCATAATAATAACCTTACGAGCACTTTTCATACCTTCAGCAATAGCAATAGAACTACATGTCTTACCTGAACCTAAACCATGATATAATAATAAGCCTCTATAAGGTGTATATAAATTAATATAATCTCTAACAATTTTTTGATGAGTTAAAAGAGATACTTCACCTGTATCTTTTCCGATATCTTCACAGCTAATACCCTTTGTTTCATCCATTAAATCTTCTTTATATGGCTCAAATAAACTATTAATAAAATTTACAAATATTTCTCTATTATTCATGTAATAACTTGAAACCTTTACATCAAAAATTGGAACTGGAGGTAATCGTCTTTCAAGTGGTGTATCACCTATTTTAATCATTAATTCTGGACCTAATTCTATAACTCCTCTAGTTACCTTCTTCGTTGATCTTTTTCTTGGTTTTGCTTTCACTTCTATTTCTTCTAATCCCGGTTCTACAACTGGAACATCTGGTTTATCTTCAACCATTTCTTCCAAACGTGGCCCACCTTCTGGTAAGTCTTCTCTAACTTTCTCCTGTTCTTCTTCAATGACTATATCAGCTCCTAGCTTTTTTGGTTTTTTCTTTTTTTCTCGTTCAACCACAGGAGCTTTCGACAATAAGGGCTCTTTTTCTCTTTCTTCTTCTGGAATTTTTCTAATTACAGCTGATAGTTTCTTTTGTTTAATTTTTTCTAAAATATCTTGAGCGCGTTTACCTTCATCTTTTTCAGCAGTAATAATAGGCTTTGGTTTTTCAGCAACAGCTATTTTTGCTTCTTCTACTTGTGGTGCTAATATTACCCTTACGCCTTCATTAGGACGAACCTCGGGTTTACGTTTTAATCTTTCTTTTAAAGCTTCTAAATGACTCATTACTTATATATTTTCAATATATAAATTTTTATTATTTTATGTATTGAAAAACTTATTTTTTTAAATTGTAAAAATAATTAGTTTTAATATAAATTTTTAAACAGATTTACAACTATACTACACTATATAAAAAGTTCTGATTGGTTCTATGGTGGCTCTTTATTATGTAAAAATAATTGTTAACATCGGAAAAAAATTATAAATCAAATTAAAGAATATAAAAATAAAACTTAATATCCAACAAAAAATACTAGCAGATAAAATTAAAGAAAAATACCTAAACAGAAATATTGATTTATATTCTTGGTTATTTAATGTTTCTGTTCCACACTTATGTCCTCCTGAGAGACAATGTCGCTAGGAAGATTTAAAAAAGTAAGCGCTTCATTACAAGCTATTTGTTCGGCCTTGCGTTTAATTTTATGTTGACCTTCTCCTAAAAACAGGAATATTTTTCCATCATGTTCTACTACGTAATCTTGAACAGCCTTGAAACTATTTTGTAACTTAGTAAATGTGTTAATATTGATAGCATTTTCAATATTCACGCTATGTATCGGTTGTCCTAAACATAAATAAACTCCCATTTTGTAACCTTCTTCTGTATCATGTGAAATTTGTAAATAATGCGGTGTAACCTTAAATTCCTTTTGTATCTTAACTTGAAGAATATTCTTATAGTTATCATCATTTTTGATAAGAGCAACCCAATCTATGTGTTTTTCAAACACAGTTTCAATAAACTTTTGTGCCATTTGAAATCCTGGACCTGTTATAAACATATTTTGAAACCAACCTTCTTCATCATTAACAATAATCTTATTAAAATCTAAAAATAACGCACCAATAAATGACTCAAATAAACAACCTAATTTCTTCAAATTTGTTCTAGTCTTCTTTTCTTCCGCATTACGTGATAATATTAACCATTTATGCAGACCCATTTCTAACGCTATTTTACCAATTGCTTCATTTTTAACAATTGCTATTTTTTTCTCTGTCATAAACCCTTCATTTGCCTTTGGAAATCTACGATATAATACATATTTTGTTACACATTCCAAAATACCGTCGCCAAGAAATTCTAAACGTTCATTTGATTTTGTGCTTAATGGCAAACAATCTGATGGTCTTTCAACAATCGTAATATTTTGCTGTAAATTTTCAAATTCTGGACGTTTTGTGTAAGATCTATGAATAAATGCTCTTCTATATAATTCCATATTATACACCTTATTTGGTATCCCATATCTAGTAAGAATAGATTGAACGTCGCTCAATTTAATCTCAGAGTTAAAGGGATTATATGGATTAAATATTAATCCTTCATCCGTCTTTATTATATCTTCGTCGCGGATAATATCTTTAGCAATATCAGTCATAATATATATTTTATAATTGATTTGTTTTTAAGTCTTTTTGTTAAAGTATAAATAAGCTTATTATGTCGTCAATACCAAATACTTTAATTATTGGAGTATTCCTTCATGGGGAACTTCATCTAACCGATAATGGTGATCTTGATAATGAAACTGTTCCAGACGGAATGAATGTAACTATTATTAATGCTGTTGCTCCTGGAGTGCCAAATATATCAACATTAGAAGATTATGAAAATATTGCAAGCCAAATATCAAAGACTGTGAAAGAAAGAAAAAACTATGGTATACTAACAAACTCTCAAATTAATATTATAGCAGAAAACTTAAGAGATATGTTAGTTAAGGAAAATAAAGTTCAATCAAATGATATACTTAAGGAACATCAACATCTATACTCCAAAAATAAGGTCAGACCCGTATTGCAAAAATTTGTTCATCAATATGGAAATTCATTTAAGATTAAAACTTATGAGGCAAATGATAAGATTCCAAATAAATTATTTATAAAATTTAATGAAGGTGAGGTTATAAATCCTGATAATATTCCAGAAAACTATTTTAACAATATAGTATTATATAATTTAGAAGAATTAGATTTGTTTAAGATGTTAGAATCAGCAGGATTATACATAGACCAAATTACTTTAGGAGAAATGTTAGAGTTCTTAGTTAATTTAGGATTTCAAAACTTGATTATGGTGGATCTATCTTGTTCAGTATTTAAGGGAAAATCTGAATTTTTAACAGAAAGAAATATACGTCTGAAAAGAAGAACAATGTTATTCAGTTAAAAATGATTTAAAGTAATTATTATATGAATTAATATATATGGTGGATATGGAAGAGTGGAAACAAATATTGGAGTATGAGAATTATGAAGTTAGTTCATATGGAAATGTAAGAAATAAAAAAACAGGACGAATATTAAAACCAGCTTGTAATGGAGGGTATTTACATGTAGGATTATCATTAAATAGCAAAAATAAATCTCATACTGTTCATAAGTTAGTTGCAATATGCTTTATAGACAATCCAGAAAATAAACCGCAAGTAAATCATATTGATAAGGATGGAACTAACAATAAACTTTCTAATTTAGAATGGGTTACTGCTGTAGAAAATACAGCTCATAAATTATTAACATTACAAGTAAAAACAAATCAAAATTTAAAAATATGGAGAGTAGATAAAGATTCTGATGAAAAAATAGAATTGTATAATTCTATTTATGATGCGTCTGTTTGGTGTGTTAAACATGGTTATTCTCCATCTACTCATAACGCACGAGGAAATATTAGTTACTCTTTAAATGGAAGATATAAATCTTCTTGCGGATTTAAATGGGTTCTAGATGAACAACCAAATTTAGAAAACGAAATCTGGAAAAATATAACTATTAATGAAATAACATATAATAAATATCAAGTGTCATCTTTAGGAAGATTCAAGAATTATAAAGGAATTATTATGGAAAATTATAAACCGCATCATAGTGGATATATTTATGTAAGGGTAAATTATACCAAATATGGTTTACACCAGTTGGTAGCATCAACTTTTATAGATAATCCAGAAAAAAAACCAATTGTAAATCATATTGATGGAAATAAAATAAACAATTGTATCTCCAATTTAGAATGGGTAACTATACCAGAAAATAATCAGCATAATCATAATGTTGGATTAATTAAAACATTTAAAAGAAAAATAGGACAATATAATTTAGAAGGAACTTTAATTAAGGCATATGATTCTATTGTTACTGCTGAAAAAGAATTAGGAATTCAAACAATTAAAAAGGTATTATATAACAAACAAAACACAGCTGGTGGATTTATTTGGAAATATTTAGATTAATTAATTATAACTAAAATTTTAAATTTATAAAATTTTTTTATATTTTGTTAGTGTATAAATGGTACTAATGTCAGCTGGACGAAGTGCACGCAATCAAGCGTCAATTTGTAATAGAACTAATGTGTGTGGAGGCGGAGCCAAAAAAGGTGGTCTCGCTCCAACAATTGGAACATTCATCTCCTCCAATCCTAACTTAATCGGAGCCACCAATACTCAATATGGTCTCGTTTGTACAGGAAACTTTTCTAATCCTTCACAATCTGCTTTGAGAGCTATTAGAAGATATTAAAAATCTTTTTAATTTTATTATATATTTACTAAAAAAATAATTTAATGATAAGTTTATTAAATTATTATAATGATCATTAAGATTGATACAAGAGAGCAAGATTTGTTTTCCAAATGTGAATCCACTATTTCTTCTGTTCCAAAATTTGCCGATATCAAGTTAGTTTCTCAAACACTACCTTTAGGTGATATTATTATCAATGATGGAACTAATGATTGTATTATTATTGAAAGAAAAACTTTATCTGATTTAGCTGCCAGTATTAAAGACGGACGTTATGAAGAACAATCTTATCGTTTAAATGGATTACATCATCATAATCATAATATTATTTATCTTATTGAAGGTGATATGTATCGTTTTAATACTTTTAAAGAACGCATTGACAAACAAACTCTTTATTCAGCCATGTTCTCAATTAATTATTTTAAGGGATTCTCTGTTATGCGTTCAAACAATCTAGAAGAAACTGCTATGATTGCTTGTAACATGGCTTATAAACTTGTAGGCGGTTTAAAGGCCGGTAAAGTCGGATTTTATACCAATAATATTCAACCAAAACCAGACGACAACTCATCTGCTGACCAAAATAATAACGCAGATGATACTGGTCCAACAGTTTCAGAAAAAGACTATTGCTCCGTAATCAAAAAAGTCAAGAAAGATAATATTACTGCAGACAATATCGGCGAAATTATGTTATGTCAAATTCCTGGTGTTAGTTCTGCTTCAGCTTTAGCTATTTTAGCCCAATTCAAAACTTTACCAAACTTAATTAAATCAATACAGGATGACGAAAATTGTTTAAATACTGTTTGTACAACTGACTCTAATGGTAAGAGCAGAAAAATCAGTAAAACTGCTATTGCTACTATTATCAAGTTTTTAAATCCACCTTTAGAAAAGGTGTAGCCAAACCCCTTTTTTAAAAGTGGATATTTAAGAATTTTTACCTTACTTTGTTATAACTTTTTTAAAAGTAGATATATATATGAAGCAAGACGAATTTTTTAAGATTATAGGAATTGTTATTGTTTGTTTTTTTATTATTTATTTTACAATGAAAATACTTCATCCTCAAACAAATGTTATTGAAGGTTTAACTAATGCTGACGGAACTATTAGTCCATCTTCAACTCCATCATCTGGTGAAGCTGGCACTGCCGCATCATATGCTGCTGCTATTAAAGCTCAAGTAGTCAAATTACAGGACGAACTTTTGGTCGCCAAATATAGAAAAGATTATGAAACTACTATTATTAATTTAGACGATTATATTGGATACTTGATGATTAAACAGACATTAAATATGAAACTTGATGGTGACATGAAGTCCAATATTGAAGCTGTTAATAATTTAAATATATTAAAGAACGCAAAGGATTCATTAAATTCTACTATGACCTTCTTAGATAAGCAATAAATATTTTATTTTATATAAAATTTAATATTTATCTTCTTCTAGTAATTCTTTTGCCTTTTATATGTCTCCTCTTTGTTTTTCTAACTTTTTTATTTACTCTTCTTTTTGTTACTCTATTTTTATATTTTTTTCTTCTAGTTAAACCACCGATACGAACCATGCCCATTGGTCTTATCTGATTTTCAATCGGTGATTCCGATTTTATATCATTGATTGATGTTCCTGAAGTTATTTTTAATGGGACTGGAAAAACTGTAGATAGAGCTATTTGAATTGCCTGAACATCATTCATTTGTTTTTTCTTATTATTTTTTATATTTTCAAAATATGATTTTATAATCTTTAATTGTTTCTCTTGTGAAAGTGATTGATATCGTTTATCACTTTTTAACATTGTATTTGCTTGTTGAAACCATGATGGGACTGTAACAACCCCCTTAGCTACTACAGGTTCTACAGGTACAGATTGAGGTGAAGTGACAGTATCAGGAACTTTTTGTTCAGAACCGTACAATCTATTAAACCATAAATTAAACATATCTTTATAACTAGACACATAATACTTATTTTGTTTTTTGTCATATACGACTATAACTACTTGGCCTAATAATTTATTTATATCTTTATTACCACCTCTATATTTTCTACCTCCACGTTGGGATTTATTACGACGATATTCATCTAATTCTGTTTGAGCAATAGCAAGTTCCGCGCTATACTGAACAATTTTCTTCTCTTCTTCCTGCTGACGGCGTGGTATTTCTTCAAGTTCTCGGCCAAGACGTTCAAACTGATTATATAAATTTGCCTGTGCCTGATTAAGTCTAACTAGTTCTGGGTTAGTAGAATTATCTTCACGCTTCCTCTTCTTTCCATCTTGTACAATCTCAGTAGAAGAACTATTGATAGTATCTTGTATTTCTAAGCTTTCAATCTTCGCTTTATTTTCTGTTATTATCCGCTGTAAACCCTCCCGACTTTTATTGATTTTCGAAATAGAATTTTCTAAAAAATCTTTTTGTGTAACTGAGGATTCTATTAAACGTTTATAATAGTCTATGTTATTGATATAATAAATTTCGAATTCATAAACCTTATCTTCAAGCTCCTTCGTATCTTCTTCACTTCCAATATTATCAGATGAAAATGAATCTGAAGTTCTTATTAATGCTGCTGTCGTATTACTAGAAACTTGTTCTACTCGTTGGACTGATTCTTCTTCTGCTTTTTGCATTAG